ATGAGCGAAGGTCACGACCCGATTCTCGAAGCCATTGAGGCGTTGAAGCTGCGCGGGCACACGGTCGATCCGTGGGGCGATGATCACTTGCTCTGGCTCGTCGACGGCCAGTCCCTGACCGAGGGCGAACTCCTAGCGCTGGCCGTGCGGCTCGGCCTCATGGACTCGACGTCGGCCAAGCTGCAATAGGCCGGGCCATGGCCAAAGAACCCGCGACCGTCTCCGAGCTACGCAAGGCCGCCGAGGTCACCGACCAGGAGATTGACGCCGCGGTCGATGCCGTGCTCGCGGATCTGGCGACTGAGGCCTACCCGCTCGCGAAAGGCTTGACCCTCGACCTCGTCGAGACGCTCCGCACGAACGAGCGCGCGGCCGAGGCGCTCACCACCGACAAGCCGGCCTGGAAGCGTAACATGGTCCGAACCGCGATCCTGCTGGCGCATCCGGTGAAGGGATGAGCGACGAAGCCGATCCGGTCCTTGAGGCGGTGTCCGCGCTGCGGGCCTGCGGTCACACCGTCGAGCCATGGAGCGACGACTTCGCGCTCTGGCTGATCGACCGTGTATCGCATACCGACAGCGACCTTTTGGCTTTGGCTATCCGGCTGGGGCTGATGGACTCGCCCGGAGGCCTGCAATAGCCGAGGGCCATGCCCTCCGAACCGATCGCGCCGGTCCGCGGCCGTCAGCTCGAAGCCCTCCGCGCCTGCCTGCTCTATCCGAAGGGCATGCGGTACGAGGCCTACCCATCCGCCATGCCGGCGCTTGCGAAGCTCGGGCTCGTCGTATCCCGGCCAGCGCTCGGGCCCGGCCGTAGGATCTCAGCGTGGTTCATCACGCGAGAAGGGCGCGATCATCTTGCAGAGATTGATGCCAGCAAGCCGGGAGTGCGGACCAAGCTGCCGCTGGAGTAGCGTCAGAACAGACCGCCGGCCGGCCCGCCGGTCAGCGTTCGACCTGCCCGGGTCACCAGCTTGGCGAAGGCCAGCGCTGCTGCTGAGGCCTGCGTTTCGGACGGGAAGGTTCGATCCGATTCGAGGACGGTTATCTGCGCCGCGTCGAGCAGCGCCCAGGTCCAGAGGTGCCGACCCGTGGAGCGGATCTCGAAGTGCATGGCGGGCTCGCGTGCTCCTGCATGCGCCCATGATGCGCCGCGAAAAGTGTCGCCGTGATAAAGGCTTGGCCAGCGCAACATCCTGTGTCGGCTAACAGCGGGGTTGCCCCCGATATCCCCGCAGGTCACAGGCCGGATCAGCCGCGCCCCTTCGCCGCGAACTCCCAGACCGGCGGCCCCCAGGTCTGACCCGGCTTGTTCCGGTAGCCGGAGAACCGGTCGAACACGATCCGCTCGTTCTCGACGGCGACCACCGGGTTGCCGTTCACCATCAGCGCGCCGGCATATTCCACGCGCAGGAAGCCGTGCTGGGGATGAACGCCGAACAGTTGCTCTGCGGTCCAGCCGAACCGGTGCGCCTCAGCGCCATGCTGGTCGAGGAAGGCCAGCGCGTTCTCGCGCATCGTTTTCCACTTCGCCGGCAGGAGATACCGGCAGGGCGAGGCGTGCTCAGAGATGCGTTCAAGCTGATCGCGCCAGGAAGCTATGATGGGTGGGAGATCGGGCATGACTGGCGGCGTAGGCCTGCTGCCTTAACGAGGCGTCACCGCAGACCGCCGGCGTCATCCTCGTCAAGAAGAACGGCGCGGGGCCTGGAGCGCGGCTGGAGAAGCCTGCCGATCCGACCTGATTTGGTCCGCCTGCTGACAGAGCAGAACTGCGCCCTAAGTCTCTCGCCCACAGGTTGAGAGGAGCATCGATGTCAGCGCTGCCAAGCCACGTCGTAGGCCATCGCGAGACCATGCGTGCAAAAAAGGCGGCTCAACAGGAGAACGCCGACAGGGTCTGGACGCAGGTTGAGGCAGAGCGACGGGCTCTTGACGAAAGGACGGCGAAGTTACGCGCGTTGCGGCTGGCGCGCGAAGGCGCTGAGTCCTAAGAGTACGCGGCTGCGCCTACGTGCTGCACAACGAGGATCCGGGACGCGCGCGATTATACGGTTTGCAGCGGCGCCGGTGAGCCACGCTCCCAAGATCGATGAGGCTGATCTACCGATGGCGAATGACGACACTCTCACGAAGGCCTTGGCCAGCGTGAGGCATCAGCGCTCGACCCTGGAGACCGAGTTCGAGCGGGCCGGCGCCGAACTGGCGAAACTGCGCCGAGCCGAGCGTGCACTCGCATCAATCGTTGAAGGAACACCCTTAGACGAGCCAGCCGCCGATCTGTCGGCGAGCCGTCGTGCTCAGGCGAGCGAGGACCGGCCTCGCGGTAGCCGTGGACCCCGCGGGCCTCGCGCCAACTCGGCCAAGGGGCGGCTGAAGGCGCTCCTTGAGGAGGCTGGCTCTGAGGGCTTGACGCACACCGAGATCAGCGAGCGCCTGACGGACGTGGCGGCCAATACCCTGAACACATACCTTAGCGTGATGGCCAACAGCGGGGAGTTGGAGCGGGACGGCGACAAATACCGCGCTGAAGCTCCGGCGGCTGATGGATCGAACGACGCCTCAGACGATGAGGACGCTCTCGCCGAGGATGATCGGGAAGACAGCGAAAAGGCTGAGGCAGCCGAGTAAGACCGCTCGACCCTATGTCGCCGTGTGGGCGCAGCAGTTTGCTCCTACACGGCGGCCAAGGGTATTCGAACACAGGGGCCTGTAGCTCAATGGTTAGAGCCGACCGCTCATAACGGTCTGGTTGCAGGTTCGAGTCCTGCCGGGCCCACCAGCCATTAAGCCCTCTCGGAAGCCACCGGTGCAATCTTCACTTACGAGAGCGGCGAGGAATCAGAAACAAGCCACGTGCTCGGACAGGCGCTCGATCTGGTCGCGCCAGGAGGCGACGGCGGGCGGGAGGTCGGTCGAGGCCGGCTGGTTGGACATGACCGGCGGCGTAGCGCGCAGGCGTTAACAGGTGACGGAGATCGTGGTCGTCTCGGCCACCGAGCAGAATGAAGAGGCGGACGCGCTGCCACACCGAGATGGCGTGCCAGGGCTCTGACGACGCGATCGCTGACAACCTGTTCAACCACGGCGTCAGCGTCGACTACGCCAACCGCCGCCGCTGCCTTCAGGTGCGCCACCGGGAGGCGCTCTACCTCAAGGGCCAGGGCGATCAACCGGCTTGTTCACAGGCCAATTCCTCGTAGGTGCTGATTGTCCACAGAGGCGTCCCGGAGTGGTGTTCCCGGGGCACGACCGGTGGATATCGTCCGCGGAATGACCGCCGCACGTCGACACGAAGCCGGCGAGCGGGGATGCTGACTGTCTCAAAACGAGAAAGCCGCCCGACGCGAGTCGAAGCGGCTTTCCGTTGAGAGGCCGGTCAAGAGACCCGGACCACCTCGGGCAACCGGATCTAAGCGCTGATCCGGAGGATGAGTCCAGACCCTTGGCCGGTGTCGTCAACACACGGTTAAGGACCTGTCACTGTGCAGCATCATCTTGATCTGATCCCCCATAAGACGGCCGGCGGCCTCGTCTGCCAGCGGCCGAGCGACGGCTACATCAACGCTACCGCGATGTGCCAGGCGACCGGGAAGCGGTGGAACCACTACGCGTCTAACGAGGGCACGAAGGCCTTCATCGCTGCGCTGGCGGCCGATACCGGAATCCCGGCCTCGGTGTTAGTTCAGTCACTTAGCGGCGGAACGCCCGAGCTGCAGGGCACTTGGGTGCACCCGCAGGTCGCCATCAATCTGGCCACTTGGTGCTCGCCGATCTTCGCGGTGCAGGTGAGCAAGTGGGTCCACGACTGGATGCGCGGCCACTCCGCGGTGCGGCCGACGCTGCCCTACCATCTGCGCCGCCATCTCGCGAACCATCCGAACGTTCCGGCTGGGCACTTCTCCATCTTGGTTGAGATGACGATCCTGCTGATCGCCCCGATGGAGGACATGGGCTACACGCTGCCCGAGCACCTGCTGCCCGACATCTCGCAGGGCCTCATGTTCTGCAAGTGGCTCCGCGACGAGTGGGGCATCGATACGGACGCGCTGCCTAAGTACCGGCACGACTTTGAGGATGGCCGCGTCGTGTGGCCCAAGGCCTACCCGGACGACATGCTGGCGGAGTTCCGCCGGCACTTCTGGACCGCGTGGCTGCCGCTGAAGTCCGAGGCCTACTTCGCCGGCCGCGACAGCAGGGCCCTGGAGTACCTGCCGCGTCTGCTCGCGAAAGCCGCGGCCGCCGGGCTACATGCTCCCGCGAAGCGCCTCCCGCCGCGGCCGATCCCGAAGAAGATGCGTCGGGCGTAGCACGCCTGTGGCCCGGGCGCCTGAGAAGTTCCCGGGCTGCTTCCTGAACGTCTCGAATTTTGTCGAACGGGCCATCCTATCAGCCCGTCCTCTTGGTCCCTCCCACTCCTTCACGCACATATTGCAACAGCTATGATTAGCGCGCTGTCCGACTATATATCCGCCGTTTGGCAGCATTGGACATTGATCTTAACGGGCGGACCACTACTTGCGGAACGGATTTGCAAGCAGTTTTGGACGGGGTACGAAGCTTACATCCGCAAGTTAATATCAAATCGGTTGCGGCTCGCGTTCGGTATAGTTCTCGCTATTGCAGGATTTATTTACGCGAATTTTCAGGCTTTCAACGATCAAAGAGATCTGCTTGTCGCGGCACAAAACAAATTGCAGTTGTTGTCGATAAAGGCAGCGCCGCCATACGCCAAAATGAGCCAAAACGATCTGGATGTCATCAGAACAAATTTTGAGAAATTAAATCCTCGACCGACAGCATTCGTATCATTTGTGACCGGCGATATTTCAATTTCTGCGCTTGCCAATCAATTTGCCGACTCTTTCAAGTCGGCGGGTCTGAAAGTTTATATGGGCATGGCGTGGGTCGATAGTGAAGATGATCGCGGTCTATATTTGACAATAAGAAATCACAAGAACCCGAACGTTAAGGATGCCGCAATAATAAACGCGTTTCGAGCAAGTGGAGTTGAATTCCAGATGGACGAATTGCCCAACGACGCCGGCTTCGATGGGGTAGATTTTAGCTTAATCATCGCGCCTCACGGACAAAAGCATTAACGCAGCTTTGCGCACGAAAAAGCCCGCGCCGGCGAACCGGGCGGGCTTCTCAGATCCATACCTCGGGGCCTGGCCGCGGCTGGATCCATGCGCATGATGCTGTGTGATAGTTAAAGAGATGCCCGCCACGGCGGACCGGGCGAGCATAGTTGGAGGACGCTCGTCTAGGGGTTGAGCGTCACGCGCGACGATATCACTGCCGAGCCCAAAGAAAAGCCCGCCTCAGCGCGAGCCGGGCGGGCGGAGTCTAGGGAGGCACGCCGGGATGGCTCCGAGGCGTGTAAGGAGATCGTCGCGCGGTACGGCTAACAAAAGAAAAACCCCGCGCGGCGGTGCCGGCGGGGCTGAAGAATGAGTACGCAGAGGATGGCGATCAGCGGCTACTTGTTCCCGCCACCGCCGCCGCCCTGAGGCGCCGCACGTTCCGGCTGATTTGCATTACCCGCAGACGAGGAGCTGTTTGATCGCGTGTCGGCCGGCTGTCCGGTCGGCGATCCTGTGACGGCACCTGGAGCACCAGTCGACCCCGCCTGGGGCGTGGCCACGCCCGGCGAGCTCGTCGGCGCACCTGGCGTTGCGGCCGGCGCCTGCGCGTAGGCTGAGCCAGCAAGGAGTGCAGACAGCGGCACGGCGGCCATAAGAGTGCGGTAGCGCATAAGAACCTCCCTAGTTGTTGAGCCGAGGAACGCACGCGCCATCGAAGAGGTTCAGATCGCACGAAAAAACCGCCTCGGCCGGAGCCGGGGCGGTTTGAGGTGGGTCTCGCCATGAGTGCTTGGTAGACCCACGACCGGAGGCGTGGTTCCGATCAGCCGGGCGGCGGATCCTTCGGCGCTGTCCGGTTGCCGAGGATCACCCCGGCCAGGAACGCGGCCAGCGCGATGACCAGGGTCATGTCCTGCGACGCGGGCGGGCAGGTCATGGAGAGGCCTGCTGGCCATCGTCCGCGATGTCGAACCGCAGCACCGTCTCTGGCCGCGTGATCGGCCAATAGTATTTCTGGAGCGGGTTGCACGAGTAGCTCGGGAGCGCCCGGTACTCCGCCGGACCGGGGCCGAAGTTAGCCGGCACGTCCTCCTCGAAGGTGATCGTGCGCGTGCCGAGCCCGAGCGGCGGATACTCGTAATCGACGTCCCGAAGAAACTCGCGCCGCGTGTGGCTGTCGTAGAGCACCCGGTCCACGTGTGCAGAGCAGATCCGGGAGTACCGGACGCGCTGCCGGATCACGAGCTTGTCGCCAGGTCGCACCCGAGGCGTGAGCACCTCAGACGATAGCACCTCAACAGGCATTGCTCGATCAGCGGCAAACCAAGCCAGCAGGCCGGCCGTCGAGATGATCGCAGAGCAGATCAGGCCGAGGCACGCGAAGCCGAAGATGCGCAGCGTCATTTGCCCAGCCCCCGGAACAGCGCGAAGGCGTCGAAGCCCGATTTGGCCAGCGCGACGACGCCGCCCACGAAGGCCACCGCCGTGCCGCAGACCCACATCAGAACGCGGGCGGCCGTGCGCGAGGAAGAGATGAACTCGACCGCGCCATCCAGCCGCTCGAGCTCGCGGCTGTTCTTCTCGGCGACCCACTTCACGGTCTCAGGCCGGAGCGCGATCAGGATCTCCAGCTTCGCGATGTCATCGGCGCTCAGCGTGGAGATCCAACTCTCCACATGTGGCTGGTGGCGCGGCGTTGGTGATTCCGCGCGACCACGCCCGTGAACGAAGCCTCCCTCCGGCACGAACGGACCTAGCTCGCACTCGTCCAGCGGGTCTGGATACATGGTCCGGACCCCACGCCGGGGCTGCTCGCGGTACTGAGCCTGGATCTCCCGCCACTCGTCGACCGTGTACCGTCGCTCTTCGGGAGCCATCGCTTCTCACGCAAATTGGAGATGGTGACCTGAGGCATGGTCAGCCTTTGGTGCCGCCGGGCATGGCCCCGGGCACGCCCTGGACGCGCTCGACCGTGCGCAGTCCGCCCAGGCCGAGAATGCCGGTCAGCACCACCATGAGGTCATTGATCGACAGGGTGGGAGCCGGCGGGATCGCGGCGCCAATCATCACGCCCGCGAGGTTCGTCGCCCAGGTCAGGACAGGAGCGAGGACGAACTGGTAGCCAAAGCCGGCGGCGCAGATCCAACCGACGGACGGCCGCCACCGCGCCGAGAACCGGTCGTTACCCTGTGCCTCCGCGAGGTTCACCGTGGACTGCGCCTTGGCGATCTCCATGGTTGCGTTGACGAGCGCCGTCTCCCTCAGGGTGAGCGCCTGCTCGATCTCGGCCTGGGCGGCGGCCTTCGCGTTCGGGTCCGGCACGAGCCGGTCGACCAGCACCTTCGCGGTATCTGCGATGGTTGGGAGCGCCGCTCCGATCGCGGGCCCGATGCCGCCGGTGAGCGCACCGCCGATGATGGAGCCGATCGCTCCGCCGATTCCACTGGCCATGATCAGTCCTCGCTCGCAGTTAGGGGAACGGTCTGCCCGGCGAGCGCGTGGGTGCAGTCGCCGAGGAACTGGATCTGGCCGTCGGTCACGAAGGAGTGGCAGACGCGCTCGACCTTGCGCTGAGGCCATGGCGCCCGCCGCCACTCAGCGATGTTCTCCGGAGTGACAGGCGGATCCGACCAGGTGCCCCTTATGAGGACGGAGGGCGTGAACGTCGGCCGCTCATGATTCTGGTTGAAGCCCCAGCACGGCAGGCCGCCGTCAGGCACCACGCGCACCACGTGCATGTCGTTGCATCCGGGGCAGTGGAAGCCGAGGCACCCGCCCTCAAGCGTGCGCAGAACGCCTATACGGGCCATGTCAGGCGTCCTTCCGAGGGTAGGCGGCGCGCAGCCGCGCGGCGATCCTGGCCAGCAGGCCGGGCTCCGGCTTGGTGATGCCGCCATTGTCGGGCGGAGGCGGATCCGCAGCGCGGCGCGGCGCGGGCGCCACGAGCGGGCTGGCCGGTGCGGGCGACGCGATCGCCGCCGGCGTCTTGATCGGCGTGGCGGGCGGCGCCCCGAGGGCAACGGCGACCGAGTTGGTGGCAAAGGCTCGGGTGAGTGCCGCCTCGACCGCCTCGGGCTTCACCAGCGCCTTGTTGAGCCCGTCGCCAGCATAGTAGCTCTGGCCGCGCGCGAGCGACCGGCTGGCACCCTTGCACGCCTCCAGCACAGGGAACGAGGCCCATTCCTGCGCGATGGCCAAGCCGAACGCCGCCCGGGTCATCTTCCCGGCCATGAACTTGTCGTAGCCGCGCCGCTGGAGGAGCTTCAGGGCGAGCCGATCCTGGAAGTCCGGCGTGAACCGGTCCGTGCCCATCAGGACCATCTCCTTCCGGAGGTCCTGGAGCGTCGCGGTCATGAACTGGTAGCGGCCGCACGCCGACGAGCCGAACGTCTTGGTCCGGCGCGGGCCGTCCGCGATCACCTCCGCCAGCGTCATGCTGGTGAGCGGCTTCGGCATCTGCGCCATCTTGTTGGCGTAGACGGTGTCATAGCCCTTCGGCGCCTCGAAACCCGCGATGAAGTCGAGCAGAAGCGCCGCGCCCGCGGGCACGGTTCGGTCCATGGTGATCCTCACAATTTCAAAGAGCGGTGAAGGCGATCAGCTGCGCACCAGCAGCACTTCGAGGTCTCACGGCTCGCCGATCGCGAACGAGTCGATCGCGGAGGCGTTATTGGGTTGAGCGACCCGGGTGCATTCGTTCGACGACCTCGCCCCGGGCGCTACCTGAGCGAACACGTGGATCGAAGGAGAGCGACATGGCTTGGCGCATCACCCACGCAGACCCCGTCCAGCTCACGCACGAGGGCCTCGTCACCGACGAGTGCGGGTCCCGGCAGGAGGCGATCAAACTGGCTCGCGCGGCGTTGGCGCGAGGAGAGCACGTGCTCGGCGTGCGTGGTCCCGACGGCGAGTTCCTATCCGAGGACGAGATCGTGCGAGCTGCAGCCGACTGATGCCACTGCACTCACTGAGATCCTGAAGCAGCCGCCGAACCTCGACCCTACATCGGCCTGACCGCAATCGTCAGGCCGAGATCAGCCCGCGACCTGAGCGATCTGGTCGGCAGCGACGAACACCGCGTCGATGTGCGCGTCGTCCATGTCGAACTGGCTGGCGAGCGTGGCGATGAAGGCGCTCTGCCGCGAGGCGAAGTTGCCCATCGTCCAGGCGAAGAAGACCGGTGGGTTGCTGGCCTCCATTGAGAGAATTTGGGCGTTGATCGCGTCGTACACGCCGGCCTGCTTGAGGGCGGCCTGAGCCGCCCACATCGGCACCTGCGAGGGCACGCCGGGCTGGGTCGGCTCTGCGGCCGCGTCGACCTTTTGTCCGTCCTTCAACGCCTCGCGCACGGCGGCAGCGAGCGGTCCATCCTCGCCGGTGTCGAGCACGACCATCGTGGTCGGGCCCGGGAAGCCCCCGAAGGTCTCGCCGTCCGGGATCGTGACTTCGACCTGCTTCGTGTTGCCCGGGGTGTGGTAGCGCAAACCGATCACGTCAAAGCCCTCCGCACGTTCACTCTTAGGGTCGGTTTCGCGGTGTCGGTGATCGAGGCGTAGGTGAAGTAGGCGCCGTTACCCGACGGATTGCGCCCGATCACCCCGATGGTGTGCAGCGCTTCGGACAAGCCGGTCCACGCCGCTCCGATCGAAACCGGGCTGTAGGTGCTGTCGTTGCCACCGTTGGAGCCCACGCCGCGGTCGCCCACGGGTGAGCCGTCCAGAACGAAGGCTGTGGCGAAGTTCACGGTGGTGGGTGAGCTGCCGACGCCGGACGCCGTGAACGCCGCCTCGATGGTATCTCCAGCCCAGAGCAGGAGCGACGCGACGAGGCTGGCCGGGATCGTGCCGCCATCATAGGCCGAGCCGCCCGTGCCGACGAACGAGTTGGGCGCCACCAACTGGACCATCTGGCCCGGGTCGTTGAACCACGAGCGGGTCTGCGCGAGGGAGAACGCCGGGCCTGCGATCGGCACGGTCTGCAAGTAGAGCGTGCGCGAGGCGTCGCCGTTCTTCAAAGCCATGCCCGTCGCTGGGTCGACGACGTAGCCCGTGGTCGACGTTTCAGCCGCGAGGGCCGTACCGTTCCAGTAGAGATAGCCGTAAACGCGGGTGCCGACGGTCAATCCGGTCGGCGCCAGCGGGACGCCAGCCGTCGGGATCGTGCGCAGGACGCCGCCGACCATCACCACGTTGCCGCGGAACGGCTTGAACAGCAGATTGCCACCGGAGAGGGTGACGGTTCCGCACGACGTGCCCGGGTTGAGGATCCCGCTGCCGTCGGCGCGCTGATAGTGCCGGATCCGCCAGTTGCCGTTCGCGTCCGACGTGGCCAGCGCGGTATCGCCGGCGGCCGTGACGATGCTCTGGCCGCCCGGCAGGATAAGCGCGGTGGCGTCGTAGGTGAGCGTGCAGGCTCCCGTGAACCGCAGCAGCTTCTCAGCGTGCGCCCGGGTGCCGAAGCTGGTGATCGCCGTGGTGCCGGTGATCGCGATCTTGCGGCTGTTCTGCGCGCCGAGATCCACGGTGGCGGCCGAGGCGACGGAGGCCTCCGAGATCGCGAAGTCGGCGATGCGGTCGGCCAGCGTGCCGGGGAGGTCGATGAACACCTCCTTGGTGCCGGCAGCGAACGGGACCAGGGCGTCGCCGTTCGAACTGGACAGCACCGTAGTCCGCTTCAGCGTCGTCGCCGCGGTGAGCGTGCCGATGCCCACCTCCCACTGCGTGCCGAGCACGATGGCGTAGAAGGTGATGTCGCCGGTGCTCAGCCTCGACGAGAAGGCGAGGAAGCCGTTCACGGCGCCGGCAAGCGTGATGTCGCCAGTGCCCTCCGTGGTCGTCGTCTCCTTGACGCGGTCAGCGAGCTTCAGGGCCATCACAGTCGCTCCGAGATCTTGTAGGCTTTGGCGTAGGCCGGCATGCCCGCAATCCAGGTGGCCGGCTGCGTGATCGGATCGAGGTCGTCGAGCAGGCCCCAGATCGAGTCCCGTCCGAGGTTCGGGCTCGCGGGATTGGTGACCAAGAGCACATCGACGCGCTGGCCATTCAGCCGGTCGACGTCATCGACGAAGCTCAGGCGCTGCGCTTCGGTGATCACCTCGAAAGACAGGCTCACCGTGCGGAAGGAGACGTTCGGGTCGACGTATGTCTGGCCGCCGCGGCTCTGCGTGCGCTTCGACAGGTCGACGTAGCCGCGGCCCCAACCGAAGCCGAAGTTGTAGGCGAACTGCCAGCGCCGCCCGACGAACAGCCGACCGGCCTCGATGTACGTGGCGCCGGGCTGCTCCAGATCGATCCGGACGTAGCGCGCCTGCACCAGCACCGGCAGCAGGTGGACCAGCATGCCGTATCGCGGATCCACCGCGCCGGTGATCGGTCCGCTGTCGTAGGCCTCGGCCATCAGCGCCGAAGTGTCCGTGGCCGAGGCCCGCACCCGGATCGTGCCGGCGGCGGTCAGGGTCAGGCCCATGATTGCGACCGTGTCGACGTCGTGCACGTCGCCGAGGTCGACGGTCAGGTACTCCGAGGGGTTGTTGTCGCCACGCCACTTGCGGGCGACGTGCGGGTTCTGCAGCCGGGCCGGCGGCGCGAGCTGGCTGGCGCTTGAGGCGCGGACGATCCCGCCGTCCGCGAGGTTCGCGTAGGCGATGGCTGCATTCCAGGGGCGGGTCATCAACCGAATCCGATGATCTCGACGGTCTCGGCGTCCGTGTCGTCGGTCAGCGAGACGATGCGCAGGAGGCGGCCCGCCTTCAGATCCCACCGCGGGAAGGTCACGAACACGCACTCGCCGATCTCGTGGGCGAACGGGTGGATCTTCACTGTCATGCGGTAGAGCGACTGGACCGGGCCGAAGAGGTTGAGCAGGCGGTCCGCCTCGGCCTGCGCGTCGGCCTGGTCGCGGAAGTAGGCCTGAATCGGGTCCGGATCCTGCGCCAGCGGATGGTTGCGCTGGACCCGCTGGCCGGTGACCGCATCCGAGGTGGCGAGGCTGTAGCTCTCCTTCAGGCGGGCGACCCGGTCGTCGGTCACGCCCGCCTGCCCGGCCACGTCGGTCTGCTGCGTCCAGTTCCGCCCCCAGGCGACGCGGAAGCGGTAGGGCGGCGGCGAGAGCTGATCGGGCAGCTTCTGTCGGTCGATGTCCACGATGTCGATGCGGTCGTAGGAGGCCGCGGGCTGGCCCCTCGGTGGTGTGAAGATCGCCACCTCAAGGCGGCCATTCCGGCGCATCCCGGCCCAGCCGCCGACCGCGCCCATCAAGTCGGCCACCGCATCGATCACCTTGGTGTCGGCCGAGCCGTCGAGCCAGTAGCCGATGACGGCCGGCTGCACGCGCTCGACCTCGGCGAAGGTCGGCACCGAGAGACCGGTCGGATCCGGCACCTTCGAGCCGATCGCCAGAAGCCGGCGCACGATGCTGGCCGTGGTGTTCACGTAGACGCCGCCGGTCTTGTCACCGCGCACGTCACAGGTGACGGCCCCGACCGGGGAGCCGCCGAGGCGGATGAGGCCGGCAGCGAGGCAGGTGCCGTATTCGCCCGCTTCGACGTCCGCGCCGCTGCCGGCGCCGCCTGTCGTCGCGGAGAACAGCGCCTCCGCCGTCGGGAAATCCCGAGCGAAGGTGAGGAGCACGGCGCGATCGTAGACCGCCGTGACCGCCTCCATGGGCCCACTGTTGACTTGGTAGATCAGCAGGTTCGGCACCAGCGTGACCGGGGTTACGTTCGCGCATTCACCCAGCGCGAGCGGCAGGCGCTTGCCCTTCAGATCCTCGGTCCCGTCCATGCCGCCCGAGCCGCCATAGATCTTCGGCTGCGCCGGCAACTCCATCTGGTAGGAGTTGTCCCGGATCTGGATGCGGAGGAGCGCCTCCTCGACCTGCCAGTCGGCCGCCGTGCCGTCGAACAGGGTCTGGTAGTTCGCGTAGGGCGAATCCTTGATCCCGACCTTCACCGTGATGCGGCGGCCATCGACCGAGTATTTCGAGATCAGCTCGTCGTAATCGCCCTCGGCGTTGATCAGGGTCATCTCGCCCCAGCCGGCGGTGACCTGTCCGATCCGCCCGCCGTTGATGATTGAGCGGTCGAACCGCATCACCTGCTGCACGGTCCCCAGGAACGGGGTGCTCGCCGGGGTGTCGCTGGGCTGCGTGATGAACTCGTCCGTCGCGGCGTAGATGCGGACGTTCGGATCCAGGCTCGCCAGCGACGTCGCGGTGAGCACCGCGCCGCCGTGCGCCGTGTAGACGCCATTCCCGCGCAGGGTCGACGTCGCCTTGAATCGGCCTGACCCGACCAACCGCATCCGGGCGGAGAGGCTCGCAGAGGCCGTACCCTGGAGCGCAGCCGATCCGGTGCGGATGCGCCGGCCGGCCGCCGATGCGGAGGACTGTGCCGCGATGGAGGCGCTGCCTTGACGGGCTCGCACGCCATTGCCGCGCAGGGTTGCCGAGGCGGAGAAGATCGCGCCGTAGGAACCGCTGTCCGCCGAGGAGATCGGCGCGACGCTGAGAGGTCCGAAGCCCATCATGCCGCGTTACGATCCGACATAGGATAGGCCGAGATCTCCAACGCCCAGACGAGGCGGATGCGAGGATCGAGGAACAGATCCTGGAAGCCGCCCGTGCCCGTCATCCGCGCCGACGACGAGATGTTGAACCTGCCGCCCTCGTAGCGAATGCGGAACGGCTGCAGGCTCGCGTTCGCCGCAGCAGCCAGCGTGGCCCCGCCGAACTTGAGGATGGCGCCGGTTCCGACCAGCGACGCGGTCGCGCGGGCGGCGCCCGAGAACTGAATGATCCGACCACCGCGACCATAGGCGGACGAGGTGATCGCGAAGGACGCGGACCCGGGCCGGATGCGCAGCGCCGAGAGTTGCACGGCGGCTGCGGCCGATAACAAGGCGGCGCCGTACCGCCGGCGCACGGAGTCCGCAGACAGGGTCGAGATGCCGACGAAGGCGGCCGGCGAGTTGCGAACCCGGGTCGGCTTGAGGCTCGCTGCTGCCAGCGCGCTGAGGCTGGTCGCGCCCTGGATGATCCGCGTCGCGACAAGGCTGGTCGAGGCGAAGCTTGAAAAGGTCGCGGCGCCAAACCGGACGCGCACGCTCGCGCCGCTGAGGGTGGCCGATCCGGACAGAGCCGCAGCGCCGAATGCGAGGCGCAGGCCGGCCATGGTCGCCGTGGCCGCGGCAGAGAAGCTGGCCGCCGCCTTGATGACGCGCCCACCGTTGGCGGACAGCGAACCGCTCGCCAGGAACGAACCGGACCCAACGGTGATGACGTTGGCGCGCTGGGTCGCCGTCGCCGTTCCCTGCAGGGTGGACCCGCCGCGGCGCACGAGCACCGCGGCCAGGGACGCGGTCGCGCTCGCCGTGAACGAGCCAGCCCCGGTCTGCACTGTCCCGACGTTCGGTCGGGCAGAGATCGGGGTCTGCGATAGGGGCGAGAAGCCGAGCACGGTGGCGCGTCAGTCGATCAGTCAAGCGACGCGGCAAGCTGACCGGGCGAGACCACATACTGGTCCCCGGCTAGGATCTGCCGGGTCGTGTTGGTCGGCGCCTTCATCAGCATGTTACCGCCGGTCGGCGCGTCGAAGATGCCGAAGAAGGCGATGTTGCCCCAATCGGCGCCGGCCACCGGGAAGTTGATCGCCGCGCTGTTCGAGCTGCTGCCGGCCGTCGGATCGGCCGCCGTCATGCTCGCGGTGATCGCCATCCGCGTGTAAGCGGTCCCGCCCGTGGTCGGGATCTCGCTGGTGGCCGAGCCGGTATCGGTCGGGTCCGCGGTGAGCAGGCCCAGGTACACCGTCGTCGGCATCGTGTAGGCGGCTTTGCCGAGAAGGTGATCGAGCAGCTTCTTCTCGGCGTAGTCGGTCAGTGCTCCGGCCATGGGTCAGCGTCCTCTCAGCGAAGGTAGGGTTGGCTTCAGGGTGAAGGGGTGGGCCGGTCAGGCGGCCTTGGTGCCCGCGGTGCGGGGTCGGCTGGCGTCCTGCCGCCGATCGGTGTTGCCCTTGCGGGTCTCGGCCTTGTGATCGTCCACGCCCTCGCGGACGTGGCGGGCGCCGGCAGCGGTGGTGCTGGCCACCATCCGGCTATCCTCACGGTTTTCGCTCCGCAGGGCCGTGACCTCTTCGCGGAGGGCCCGCAACTCGGCCAGCATCGCATCGCTGCCGCCCATGCCAGCCGAGACCGGCATCGGCATGGCCAGCGCCGGCATCGTGAAGCGGTTGTCGTTCATCGCCTCCAGCCACGGGCCGTAGACCCGCGCCGAGGCCGCGTTCACGACGAACTCGCCGTTCGACACGCGCGCCGCGATGCTATCCGACGTTCCGGTGCCTGGGCCGCTGATCCAGCCGCCGGTGGCATAGGTCACCGCGCCATTCTTAGCGTTGGCGCTGCGCAGGTTATTCAGCATCAGCGATTGGACGTTGTAGGTGTTCCCATAGTAATCGCCCTGCGCCGCCATGAATGCATTGGTGCGCGCGGTGTTTTGCTGCACGAATGAATTCTGATCGTTGATGGAGGCGTTGAGGTTCACAAGCTGCTGCTGAAGCTGGACCTGGGACGACGACAGGCCGTTGATGCTGTCGAGCAGTTGGTTCTGTCCCGACAGGATCGCGTTCTGCTGGGCCAGGATGTTGCTCTGGCCAGCCGTGATGTCGTTGTTCACCGCGACGGTGTTGTTCGTAGCCGCCGCGTTGGCGCTGGTGGCCGCGGCGTTGCTGTTGGTCGCAGCGGTGTACTGCTCGACGCGGAACGACGAGGCGTTCGCAGCCTCCAGCTTGCTGATCTGGCCATCGCCGTTCGCGTCGATCGCGTTGAAGATCTGCCGGGCCTGGATCTGCTCGGATGAGGTCGCGAGCGGCCCGAGGCCGGCCAAGAACTCGTTGAAGTCTAGCAGGCCGTTCACCGAGGTGTCGAGCATCGCGAAGTTGGCGTACAGCGCCGCCGCGACCAGCCCTGGGCTGTTGGCCTGGAGACCGGCGTAGAGCTGCGCCTGCATCGCCTGCGTCGCCGTCACGACTGCGACCTTGCTGTCCGTGATCGCGTTGACGATGAACTGCTCGGCCGAGATCTGCGTCGGCAGGGCCGCAAGCGTCTGCTGCACCTGCTGGAAGGTGGCCTGATAGGCGCTGCTTGAGGCGTTGTAGGCCTTGCTCGCGTCCAGCAGCGCCGAGGCATACTGCGTGATGTTGTCGAGCGCGGTCCGGTCGCCACCCTGCGCCAGGGCGAGCTGCGCGCTGTACTGCGCCTGAGCTTCGGCAAGGCGGTCCTTCGGCGCGAGCGGCGAATCCGTCCCCGTCTTCAGCCCGTCGAGGAACGTCTTGATGTTCTTGGCGAAGGCGTCGAACGCGGTCTGAGCCGCGTCCATCTGCTGCTTCAGAGCATCGGCGGCCTGCTTCCCGTAATCGGAGATGATCTTCAGCCGCTCGGCGGCCTGGGTCTGCTCCAGTTCGGCCAATGCCTCGCCGCCGGCCTTGATCTCGTCCTCGCGCTCTTGGAGCGCCTGCCGGTTGTAGGCGTCGAGTTGGCCGCCCAGCGTGGTCGAGTCGTTCGTGGCGGTGAAGTACCGGTCCGCGTAGCCCTTCAGCCGGGCGTTGAGCGCGTCCGTCGCCTGCTTGGCGAAGTCGTTGATGATCTTGAGGCGCTCGGCGCCCTGCGCCTGCTCCAGATCAGCGATAGCATCGCCGCCGGCCTTGACCTCCTCGACTCGCTCCTGGGTTGCCTTGCGGTCGTATTCGGCAAGTTGCCCGGCCAAGGTCGTCGTGTCGTTCGTCGCGGCGAAGGTGCGATCCTGGAAGGTGAGCTGGCGCTCCTTCACCGCCGCATTGTAGTCGGCGATCAGCTTGTTCCGCTCAAGCACCTGGGTCGCGATCAGGTCGTCGAGCGCTTGGCCGCCCTTGGCCATCTCGGTCCACTGGTCCCATTCGGCGGTGCGGTCGAAGGCGGTCAGCTTGGTCGACAGGCTGTCGTCGCTGAAGTTCACCGCGAAGGCGCGATCCTCGTACCCGCGCTTGCGGTCCTGGATCTCGGACAGGGCCTGAGCCGCAGCCTTGGCGGCCTGATCCGCGCTCATCGAGGCGGTTTCGGAATACTCGTGGACCTTGCCCTGGAGCTCCGGAAATTTGGCGATCAGGTCGTTGAAGGCGCTCCCGACAAGCTGGCTGCCGTCGACCAGCTTCTGCGCAGCCGCCGTGAAGTAGGTGTCCACCGCCCCGAGATCGCCGCCTACCGACGTCGCGTCCGCCCGCAGGCCCGCGACTTCCTTGATGAGGTCCGCGGCGTCGTTCAGGTACGACTTGTTCTGGGCGTCGTTGATCTTCCGGCCGAGATCGTCGTTGAACTTGTCCTTCAGGGCGTCGAGCGCCTTGATGGTGCGGTCGTTGATGATCTTCGCGGTATCGTCTGCGGAGAACCCGAGATCCTTCAGCACCTGGTTGAGGCCGGCCGCGGTGCCTTGGATCCGGGATAGCTCGGTCTCGGTCGAGGAGAGCTCCTTCGGCGCGTCGAGTTGGCTGAGCGCGTCTTCGACCGCAGCCTCACGGGCCCGCGCGATGGCATCGCTGCTGCCGAGCCGGCCGGAATCCGCCACGAAGCCCTTGATCGCCTCGCCCAACTGCTGGACCTGGGACAGCGCCTGCGCGAACGGACCGCTGGTGCCGAAGCCGGCTCGGACCTCCTTCAGCGTGCCCTCGAAGCCATCGGCGAACACCGCCGTCATCCGGGCCACATAGGTCTGGTAGTCCTTCATCAGCTTGTCGGCGAGCGCCTGATCGCCGCCTTCGCTGGCCGTCTTTGCTGCCTGCCTTAGCTGCGCCTCGGCATCAGCGATCTGCTTGCCGACGTTGCCGATTGAGCCGCCCTCGAACATGAGGGCAAGCTGCTCGATCTGCGGACGAGCCTGCTCCAGCGCCTCGCGCCGGGCCTGGAGCTCCTGCTGCAGCTTCTTCTTGGCTTCCTTTTTGGCCTGGGACTCACCGAAGATGCCGCCGATCAGACCCGCCGCGCCACCGACCAGCGCGCCCGGGACATTGCCTACCGCGAACCCGGCCGCCGCGCCGCCGAGCGCGCCAATCAGGGGCGACTGCGACTGATAGCCGATCGAGCCGCCGATGCCGGCCGCAGCGAGGCCCTGTCCCAGGCCCCCCATAGCGAACCCGCCGTTGGAGGCGCCGCTCTTGTTGCCGCCGAACAGGCTCTTCAGCCCCGAGAAGATGCCTTCCTCGGATCCGGTCGAGATGGCCTTCTCCAGCTTCTGGCCGTCGAACAGGTTCTGCAAATTCGAGAAGAAGCTGCTAGTGCCGCCGCCCTTACCGTCGAGCCCACCGCTGATGAGCGGCTGGATGATGTTCTGCTCCAGCACCCGTGAGCCGATCCGCGAGAAGCCCTTTGAGAAGCTGTCTGCGAACGAGGCGAAGCTCTTTTTGCCGCTCGAGGTCAGGTCGTCGAAGATCCCACCGATCGCCGAGGAGATATCCTGCGCGAGCCGGGTGTACTGGTCCTTGGCGTAGGTGACGTCAGCCTTCAGCTTCTCCTGATTGATGTAGGCGATGCTCTCGGGCGCCGTGATGCTGATGCCCTGACGCTTGAGGCTCTGCTCGGCCTGAAGCTGGGCGATCGCGATGGCGCGGTCCCGGTTATTCGCGCCGAGGAGCTCGCCCTCCTTCGTGAGCATGTCGATCTGGCGCTTGGTCTCCTCCGACATGGAGAGAACCTGCGCGCGCTTGTCCGCGTCGAGTTGCGCTTCCGTGGCAGCGGTGAGCTCCTTCAGGCGCGCCGTGAGGGCGACTCTCTCGTCGCCGGTGGCGGCGTCGATCTCGCGCTGAAGCTGAGCCTGCTGGTTGTAGAGCTGCACCTGACGCGCCGCGTCGGCGGATACGAGCTTACCCGAGGCCACAGCATCGTTCGCGCGCTGCTGTGCGCCTGCGCTATCCCGCGCGCTCCGAATGTCGGCAGCCCGCTGCGCATTCAGCGTGGCGATCTGCTCGGACAGGATCTTCTTGGTCCGGGTCTCGACGTCGGACTGCGAGATGGTGCCGTTCGCCGCCTCGGTCTCGGCCTGCCGCTTGGCGCGCAGGAACTCGATTGAGTTGCCCTGCTTCACGGTCGCCTCAGCAAGCTGGTTGCTGGTCTTGGCCGACTCGTCCGTGGCCCGGTTCGCGTTCACCGTTGCCTGGGTGGATTCGGCCATGGACCGCTTGTAGGCCTCTGCCGCCTCGCGCGAGCGCTTGGTGCCGGACTCCGCGGTGCCGAAGGCGTTGGCCAGCACCGTCGCGCTCTGAGCCGCTGCCCTCTGCTCGGGCGTCACCGCCTGAATCGTCTGCAGGCCAGCGGCGAGCACCTTTCGGGCCTTCTCCGCCTCGATGCCGGCGGCGCCGTTCGCGAGCGCATAGGCCTTGATGCCGGCAGAGTAGCCGGCCAGGGACTCCTTGGCCGCGTTGTACTGGTCGACCGGGATCTTCACGCCGGCAGCCTGCTGCGCCTCGAAGGCGTTCACCGCCTTGTTCGCGGTCGCGTAGCCGTCCTGCAAATCCTTCAGGGACCGGACCGGCGCCGAGATTGAGGTCACCACCTTGTCGTTGGCGTCCGCGTTCGCACGGACCGCCACGGCGTTCTTCTGAGCAACGGCGGTCTGCTCGCCGAGGGCGGTAGTCAGCCTCCGGATCTTGGAGTCGATGGCGCTCGTGTCCGCCGGTTGGCCGCTCGCCTCGCCGATAGCGACGGCGTTCTTCCGCGCGGCGTTAAGCTGGTCGATCTGCTGCTGGAGCGGCGCGCCGTTGAAGCTCTGAGACACGGCCTTGCCGAACGACTCGGCCGCGTTCTTGAACGTCTGGTCGGCGCGCTGGAGGATCGACTGCAGGCCGGTCGCCTTCGACGACGCCTTGTCGAAGGCCTCGCCGAACCGCTCGACCACAAGCTGCTGGGCCTTGAGGTCGTCACCGTTGCGGATCGCCTCCCGAACGGTCTTCTCAAACTCGGAATCGAAGTTACCGGCCTTCTTGGCGAGATCCTCGAATCCACCGCCACCGAGGTTGCTGAGCGCGCCGGCGATGAACTTCGCAGCGTCGCCCACGTCCTGCTTGGACGCCTTGGCGAAATCGTCGGCTGCGGTGATCCCCTTGGCGAACACCTCACCGTAGACCTTGCCGCCATCGAGGAAGGCCTTCTCGATGTCTCGGGCGGCCGAGACCGTGATGGTGGACGAGCGGGATGCCTTCTCGGCGAGCGCCTGGATCTGATCAGCGGTCAGGCCGGCGCCTTGCCCCGAACCGAGCAGCGCCAACTGCACGTCGCGCTGCGCCTTGGCGAAGTTATTGGCCGCGATCGCCGCCAGGCCGAGGCCGACCGCCAGCGCGCCGAACACACCGACCAGCGGGTTGATCGCCAGCAGCCGATCCGCGATGCCCTTCAGCGCGCCGCCGACGCCGCCTTGCCCGGACTGCAGGATCTGGAAGATCTGGCCGCCCTGCTGGGCGAGCGTCTGGAACGGCGAGATGCCGGACGCGAGCGACGTGACGACGTCATTCACCTGATAGGAGAGGTTCTGCCAGGCGTAGGCGTTGAGGCCGACACCTTTCGCGAGGCGCGCATTCGCATCCTCGGATTTCTGGATCTCGATCCGCTGGTTGTTGTAGCGGTTGGTGGCGAAGTCGACTGCCTTGGCAGCCTGCTGCTGCGTGAGCGCCCCAAGCTTCTCAGCCTCCGAAATGGCAGCAACCTCGGCCCGGTACTGCTGCTGCGCGGCGAACAGCGGATCGAAACGAGCCTGGAGCTCGTCGAGCGACTTGCCGTAGGCCTCAATGTCCTTCGCGCGCGCGGCCGCGTTGAAGTCGTCGGCCACCCCGACGCTGAAGTTGATGCTGCTCTGCGCTCCGGAAGCCTGCGCCAATTGCTGGATGGTGGCCGCGGCATTCAGCGTCTGCTGGCTAACCAGCGCCAGCTTCGCGCTGACGGCGTCCTGTGCCCGGGCGAAAGCGTCAGTTCCGGAAAGCCCCTGCGAACGGGCCCGGTCCAGCACCTGCTGCGCGCGAGCGAGATCCTGAAGCGCACGGTACTCTTGGTCGTACTTCCGGGCGGTCGCGTCGAGCTGCCGCTGCGCGCTGATCTGGGCCTTCGACAGGTTGTCCGTCTTGACCACGACGTTGTCGATCGCGGCGCCGACCTGCCCCATGGCACGGACGGCATCCTGATCGCCCTCGGTCGTGGCGACAATCCGGACTTCCTGGATCGTGTCGAGATCGGCCATCGGATCTCCTCAGGTTGTCGCCTTGACCCGTCGCGCCTATGTGCGCGCCGTTGGTCAGGAGGCGGGAATGCGATTTCAGGGTTCAGTTTTGGCCGGGCTGCTTTTGCTTGGCCCGGCCAGCGCGCAGGAGGCGGCACAACCGACGAAACTGACCCCGAAGCAGATTGAGGCGGTGAAGAAGGGTGTCCGACAGAGCCTCAGAGATCCCGACAGCGCGCGCTTTGATAGGCCATTCATCGCCGCAAGAGACTCAGCCGGCATTCTCAAAGTCTGCGGCTTTGTGAATGCCAAGAACACCTACGGCGGGTACGCGGGAGACACCGCGTTCGTCGGCACGATGTTCAAGAACAACACGATTTTCCTGCCCAATAGCATCACCGGCTCTGACAGCGGGCAGTACGCCACCAGAGCCGTCTGTGCGAAGGAAGGCATCGTCTTGGATTGAGGCTGCCTGCTTAGGCGTTCGCCGGCTTCTTGCCGTAGACCGCCTTGGCTCTGGCCTTCAGGATACTCATCACGCTCCGGACGCCGGCGATGTCATCCGCTGCGGCAACCGTGTCCGGCTCCTGTTCCCGATCCTTGTCCTTCGAGTTGAGGATCGGCAGGACGGTGGAGTCGATCCGCTTGATGAGCTCGACCTCCCACGGCGTGAGACGCGCCCCTGTGAGCGCGTCCCAGGCCGCGATCTCGCCGAACGTGATCGGGTTGAGACCGAAGCCGTTGTTGCCCCGGGTGCCGGCCAAAGCACAGAAGCCGTTCCAGACGTGCTCCAAGGCGAACGGCACGGAAAGACCCTTGTCCTTCCGCGCCACCTGCTCCGCGTAGGCGATCAGGTCGCCGGCTGCGTCTTCAAAAAATTGGCACGCTTCTCCTGGAAGGCGACCGCCTGCTCCAGGGCCCACGGCCAGGTCTTGTACATGGCGCGCACGTTGTCCGCGTTGAACGGCTGGTCCACGCCGCCCCAACGGATGCCGCTCCAGTCGGTCGTGGTGGCCACCAGCCGGTTGAGCTGATCCTCCTCGAGCGCCGCGGAGGTGAGCGCCACGCGACCGCCGCGCTCGGCCTGCCGCGCCATCCGGCGATCGGCCGCGCGCCGCTCGGCGTGCTTGTAGGCCTTGCTGTCCTGGCCGAGCAGGGTCAGCGTGACGGGGGTGACGCCGTCGGCCTGCAGAAGCACCTCGTCGGTGCCCGGGTGGCGAAGCTCCATCTTCACGCCAGCGTCGGCCGAAGCGATGGTGTCGAGATCGTCGAGATCCATGTCGAAATTCCTGGTTTCGGGATTGCCGGGATTCGGGTGGTGGGGCGTGGCGCTCCCGACGAACGCCACGCCCCTCACGCACAGGCCGCCGAGGGGGCGAGCAGCCGTGCGTGAACTGGATCAGGCGATGTTGCCGAGCTCCTCGAAGATCTCGGAGTTGATGCCGATGTCGAAGGTCCGGCGCAGGACGTTGTCCGTGGTGCCGACGTTCTTCTTCTTGCCCATCACGAGGCCGGCGAAATACTCGACCGTGTTGGGATCGCCGTCGATCGGAGCGTCCGGGGTCTCCATCCGGAAGGCGTAGTTCGAAGACGAAGCCTCCGCGTCGATCAGCGCGAGCTGACCGGGGTCGCCCTGGACGAGGCCGACCTTGAGCGACAGGGTGCCGGCATCGCGCACGCCCTTCGCCTTCTCCTTGCGGCCGCGGCCGACCTCGGAGAATTCGACGGAGCCGGACGAGTCGCCGAACTCACCGTAGTCCTCGACCTTCTTGATCTCGACCCAACCGGTCAGGGCCTTCAGGCTGGTGAGGGTGACGACGTCCGGATCGACTGCCGGGCCGATCCAGATGCGAGTTCCTGAGGCGGTTTTGATCGCCATGACAGGTGTCCTTTTCGATTGTCACGGCTGCCCATGCCGCAGAAGGGTTCGCACCGGCGCGCGCTGGGCTGCGCGGCCATCTCAGTCCCTCGTCAATCCTCGTCGGGATCGTCGAAGTGATAGAGGTACGGAACGACGACAGAGGTCTTTACTTGATTGACCTCGTTGTTATCGTCGTTGATCAGCGGCGATGTCGGTGTCAGAAACTCGACGCCATTGATCTTCTTCGCCCGGAAGAGCGCGGCGAGTTGCTCGCCGATTTCAAGCGGCCAGTCGATGCCGCCGCCCGCTTCCGAGAAAATGACGATCCGTGCTGCGCCTTCCTCGACGAAGCTGCGGCTGTGCGTCGTGCGCTCGCCATTCGCGACTGGAAACTGCACGAACAGGTACGGGCTCGGAGCGGCCGGGATCTGTCCGTCGCCGTAGGGATAGACGATGTCCGGCTTGCCTCCGGACACGGGGGTCCAATCGGTGAGCACCTGCTTCACCGTCGCGACGACGTGCTTCTTGGCCATGGCGTCAGCGCATCGTGATGATGATGGCGGGCTGGCGTGTATCGCGCTCCCGCTTGATCAGCTCGTGAGCGGTGGCGCGTCCGTATCGCTGGCGCAGCTCGGTCTTGCCCACGTTGTAGACGATCGCGCCCTCTTGGAAGGAGCGGTAGCCGAACTGGATCCGAGCGAGATTGCCGAACCGGCGCTGGGCCAGGGCCGCGACCACCTCGTAGACACCTTCCGGCGCCTGCGAAGACAGCCCTCGCTCAATCTTTCGCGCGTAGGGCACCGTCGAGAGGAACACGAACACGTCGCCCTCGCCGGGCGCAGCAGGATCAGCCTGCTCGCCGTCTGCGAAGAAGATGTGGCTCTTGCTGTATTCCGGACTCTTCGGCGTATCGCCCACCGGCGAGTGGATGATGAGCTGCTCCTCGACCCACTCGAACAGGTCGGTGGCGAAGTTGAAGCGGAAGACGATCTCACCGCGGTCGGGGTTTACCGATTCCAGCGGCGCGCCCGACCTGCCGTCCACGAAGGTGCTGTGCTGCGGCGTCCGGCCAAGCACGCGAGTGTTCACCTCCTCCGCATCAGCGAGCGCGCGCCGAGCCACGCCGGCGATCAGCTTCTGCCGTGCCTGCGGGGCGAGTGCGCGCTGCACGGCGATCGTCAGCTCCCGGGCGAGCGGCTTCAGGCGGGTGGCGCGGGCCATCAGCCCCGAACCGTGCAGTCGTAGGCGAGAAGCTCGCCGGCCACTCGGTGGGTATTGTCGTCGATCGCCTTCAGGGTCCGCTGCACGCCGTTCACGAAGACGACGTCGGTGCTGCTGACCTTGAACGGTAGCGGGAATCCACCGGCGACCACGTCCTTCGCCAGCATGATGACCCGGCTGTCGCCCTGCGTGATGCCGCCGATCAGCTCGGATGGCGCATAGCCCGTCACGATGGCTCTGACGTCGATCTGGGCGTCATACGTCGGCGGGACGCTGTTCGGCTTACGCCGTCGCAACGAGACCACCTCGCCGCGGCGATCGATCTCCCGCGCGTAGAGGTCAGCCGTCGGCGCCGATTCGATCTCGAGGTGAACGTCGTCCGCGTTGACCGCTGAGGCCTTGCGGATGGTGATCGTGAAAACGTCGCCGTCAAGCTCGCACCGATCTCCCACCTTCAGTCCGCGGGTCAGATCGCAAGAGCGCACCGTAAGTCGCCCGCCGCGCCCCTGGAGCGTCACACCCACGATGCTCACCGTGACCGCCCGCTCGTATTCGAGCCGTCCCCACTGAACGTCGCTGATCGCCCCGTACGTGCCTGCGGAGCGCCGCAGGAACTGGACGCGCTGGTTGAGGGTCCCGGCTGCCGCGATCATCGGTTTACCGCGTAGACAGCCACGGGGATGGAGTAGGAGCCGCCAATTCCGATGGCCGGCACGCTCAGCACCACCTTCATCGTGTTCGCCGCGGTCGGCAGCGCGTGGTGCACGGCATAGCCATCCGGGAAGGTGCCGGGAGCCGTCGGGTAGACCTCAAGCACGTCGGTGGTCAGCACGCCCGAGCAGGTGATTCCGGTCTTCGTCCGGATGCCGGAGGAGATCGAGATCAGCGTCGTCTCGCCGATCGTGGCGTTGCAGATGAACTGCGCCGCCTTCGGTCCGGCGGGACCGGTCGCACCCGTGGCTCCGGTCAGACCTTGGGGGCCTTGCGAACCGGTGGCGCCTTGGGGGCCGGTTTGACCGGTCGCACCGACTGCGCCGGCGGGGCCCTGCGCTCCCGTTTCGCCTTTCGCACCGGCTGCTCCTGCGGGTCCAGCAGGGCCTGCAGGTCCAGTGCTGCCCTGTGCGCCTGCGGGACCGGTGGGTCCAGCCGGGCCAGTTGCACCAGCAGGGCCGACATCGCCCTGCGCACCTTTGGCGCCGGTCGCGCCGGTTGATCCTGTGACACCTGTTTCCCCCTTTGCGCCTACCGGTCCTTGGGGTCCGGTATCACCATGAGCGCCAGCAGGACCGACAGGACCAGCAGGACCGAGCCCACCGGCAGCGCCCGGCGCTCCGGCTGGCCCAATGCTACCAACAGGCCCGGCAGGGCCAATGCTGCCAGCGTCACCACGAGGCCCAGCCGGGCCAGTGTCGCCCTTCGCTCCTGCCGCACCGGTCGCTCCTACAGCACCCGCAGGCCCTGCCGGGCCACGGTCTCCGGGATTCCCCTGCGGACCAGCCGCGCCGTCCTTGCCGGAGCTTCCCGCCGGGCCCGCTGGGCCGGCGTCTCCGCGCGCGCCGGGGGCACCAGCAGGTCCAGCCACACCATCGACGCCGTCGCGGCCAGGAGGCCCAGCCGGACCGACAGGTCCAGGGCGACCGTCTGCGCCTGGAGCGCCTGCTGCGCCCACATCGCCAGCGGGTCCGCGGTCGCCGGGCTGTCCTGCATTACCGCGGTCTCCTTGAGGCCCGGGCGGTCCAGCGGGACCGGCTGGCCCCTGCATGGACTTGAGGCTGTAGCCGATGGATCGTGCATCGGCTGGAATCGGCGCCGCGAGCGCGAGACACAGCGCCAAGGAGAGCAGCGCGCGCATCAGCCGCCGCTCCGGCCGTAGTGCATCTCGGGCGTACACGTGTAGCCCGGTGTGCCCATCGTCATCGCCGAGATGAAGGTGGGGTGGCTCGTCCCCATCGTAGCTTCGGTGCGGGCAAGATAGATCATGCCCTTGTCTTCGGTGACCTGCTCGGTCGGATCGTTGGTGCCCAACAGCCGCACATCCACGTCGCACGGGATGGCAACGCGGTACGTCGTGGCGCCGGCCGGCAGGGTCACGGGGAAGGTCTTGGGCGTCGGGCCGATGTCCTTCAGCCGAATCGGATCGCGATGCAGCCGGGCGAACGGCATCGTCATCGCCGGCAGCGGATTGTCGACCGAGTAGCTGTTCGACGGCCCCTGGTAGGGGATCGTCTGTGCCATCATGAAGGGCACCAGCAGGACGGCGAGGATGGCGTGCCATGACCTCATCGTGTTCCTCCCGATCGGATGGCCGAAGCCGCGCCGTTACGAGTGGTCGGGGCTGACGCGCAGGCGCCCCGCAAGCGCCTTCAGGCCGAACTCGACCTGGCGCGAGATCGTGGTGCCGCCCTGCGCAGTGTTCAGCGTGGCCTCGCGGTTCACGTACCAGTGCCCGACGAGGAGCAGGATCGACTGCTTCAGCGACATCGGGACGGCGTCGGCGCTGGCATGTCCCGCGCTGAAAGCGATCCGGTAGGCACGGGGCCCGGCCGGATCTACGGACGCGGCCAGTAGCCGTGCCACGACAGCGAAATTGTTCTCGGTCGCGGTGACGAAAGTGCCAGCCGGAGCCGCCTCATAGGCGCCGTCGACCAAGCTGGCCACGGCCACAGCATCGACATCCTCGACCGGCCGCAGCGGCAGCTCGGCAGTCGAGTTGATGGCCGGGAGAAACAGCTCGAATTGCTCGGCGAGGAGGCAGTAGCCGTTGAGCCACCCATCCGGACCGTGAAGGAAGTCGAAGCCGGTGACGATGAGATCCTGAATCAGGTCGTCCTCGTCGGCGTGGCGGACGCGGAGGTGCGCCTTCGCCTTCTCCAGCGTGACGACCTCGAGCTTCGCCTCAGGCGTCAGCGGATCGGAGATGCGGCGCACGTCCACGTCGTCGCCTCACTTCGTCTCGTAGCCGCGGCCGGTGGCCGGCCGAGCCATCTTGTCGGCGGGCGGGCGCGTGAGCGTCTTCGGCCGCTGGCGGTCGGCGCGGTAGCGCTCGATCTCGGCGTCCGACGAGCGGGTCTGGCGCGGGGTCTCCGCGCCATCCTTGTGATCGCCGGCCATCAGCGGGTGACGGTCTGCTGCGTGGTCAGGGCGTTCGGTCCGGTCCCCGCCACCTGACGCCGGGCGAGCTCGTCCGCGATCACCTTGTCGGCCTGATCGGCGGTGAGGCTCGCATCGCTGCCGGCGATCTTCTTCGCCAGCGCGATCCGCTGAAGGTGATGGTCGTCGTTCCAGGCAGTCGGGATCTCGATTGCCGCCTTCCGCTCGACATCCGGATCCGTCGAGGCCCGCTGCTGCTGCTGCGCCGGGGCAGCGTTCAGCTTCGCGGTCGGCTCGGCCAGCCCGTCGTTGTACCAGCGGAGCGCCGTGTAGGGCTCGGCGCCGCGAATATCTCCGACGCGCTCGGTGATGGTCGGCACGAGAAACGACATCGGCACCAGGCCGGTATCGGGGTTCTTGAGCTTCTCGAAATCGTCGACCGTGGCCACGTTCTTTGCCATGTCCGTCGTCCTCTAAGTGCGGTGCTCGGCGAAGACGTCGCCGCGGCGTGCCGCGCGCCAGCCGTAGCCAGCGCGCGGCTATGAGGACGGCGATCAGCCAGCGGTGGTGGACGGCGAGCCGGCGCGGACGTGGGTCAGCCGGACCGCGGCCTTGGGCTGGTCCAGGGTCACGTCGTGCTGCATCTCGCACAGGATCGCGCTCATGTTCTGCTGCCACAGCAGGACGAGCGTGCCGCCGTCGTCGATGGTCGCCTCGGTTGAGGTCTTCATGGTCATGCCCTCCTCTTCGGCGAAGAGCACGTGCCCGAAGTCGACGAGGCCCAGATCGCCCTCGTCGGTGTTGGTGCCGCCGTTCTCGGCGAACTGGTTGGACACAAGAATCCGAATGCCCTTCCACCGCGGGTTCGTCGGATCGTCGACGCCCGGGTAGATCAGGTTGTTGTTCCCGTCCCGGAGGTCCGCGAGGTACTGCTGGAAGCGGTAGCCCATGGTCCACTTCCAGGTGTCGGAGCGGACGATGTTGGCGCCGGTCATCGCCAGCATCATGCGCGACGCGACGCGGTCGAGCTCCTGCACCGTCGGCGCCCGGTTGTCGGCGAAGAGCGTGGTGCCCGAGCCATCGAGGACGGTGATGCCGGCCTGGTTGAAGATGCCGGTCGGCGTGGCCCCGACGCCTGTACCGAAGTACATGGCCGAGTCCATCTTCAGGCCCATGACCCGCTGGAGGTCGCTGCGGACGTACTCCTCGAGCCGGCCGATGGTCCACTTGGCCGCCTCGTTGGTCATGTAGACGATGCCGGCGAGCTTGTGGCTCCGCATGTCGATGTCGTCGAAGCTGGGCGCGCCGACCGGCTTCTTGGCACCCTCGCCGACGTAGGCCGCAGTCGCCGAGCCAACCCCGCGGGCCTGCCGATACGTACCGCCGATGAGCTGCACGCGGCGCGGATTGCCCTGGAGGAAGGTAGCGGTCGGGTAGAGGATCGGAATGATCTCGTCCGCGACCGGCTGCGGCAGGAGCACGCTGCCCGAGACGTTGGAGGCGAGCCCGGCCTTGAAGCGCTGCTCGCGCGCCTTGGCGTCGAACTCCTTGAGCACCTCGCCGTAGCCTTCCTGCTTCAGCAGTTCGACCGGGCTGATCCGCTCGTCGGAGCCGCTCTCCTGCGACCGCTTGTTGAGAATGGCGGCCTTGGCCTGCGCGGCGACCGGCAGGAGCGGCTTCTGGTTGTCTTTCACCTGCTTGGCGGGGGCCGCGTAGGGCCGGCGCTCGCCACCCTGGCCACCCTCGCCGCCGCCGGCCGGCTCGTCGGCGCTCTTGCTGGCGGCCGCCTCGATCGCCTGATCACGCTCGGCGAGCTTGATCAACTCCAGCGTGTCCTCGCAGGACTTGAGGCCCGTCGTGTAGGCGGTCCGGTCGTCGGCGGAGGCGGTCTCGGCGAATGCCTTGGCCTTCAGGTCCACCAGCGAAGCGCGCCCATCCTTCAGGCGCTTGCGCAGTTCAGCCAACGTCATCTGATTTCTCCATGACTGGAAAGACCGCGCACCGCACCAGCGCCGGCCCAGTTGTGATGCGCCCCGAAGGGCTCCGGTTGGAGGTGCGGCCGGTCAGGCGGCGCCGTGCAGCGCCATCTCCTCGTCGAGGGCGGCCTCGCGGGAGGCGGCCTCGAGCAATGCGTGCCGCGCTTCGAGCGCGGGAATATCCTTGGCAAACTGCTCGCGCAGCTTCTGCTCGGGCGTCGGCTCCGGGGCGGGCTTCTTGCCACCCTCGCTCGGCGCCGGGTCGGCCTCGCCGGTCTTGCTCTTCAGGCCGAGCGCCTTGGCCAAGCGGCTCAGCAGGCCCTCGTCCGTCTCGATGCCGGAAACGAGCTTCTCGCCGGCGGAAGGCTCGACAGGCGCCAGCACCGGGGCGCCGTCGTCACCCTGCTTCACCTCGAAGGACTTGCCCTGGAACAGCACCATCGTGCGATCCTTGGTGCCGACGTCGTAGGCGTCTTCGAATGCCTTCCGCGGGATGATCAGGCCGTCCTTCAGATCCCAGCAGTCGAGCACGCGCTCGATCATCTCACGGGACAGGGCGTCCCCCTCAGCAGCGGCCTTCGCCAGTGCAGCGGGGTTGGCCGGGATGGAGACCGGAGAGCACTCGTAGAGCTCGGCCTCGTGGATCATGTAGCCCGGGTAGTAGTAATCCGCGTCGTCCGGCACCTCACGCCGCTCGATGGTCTTGGGCATGAAGCCGATTGAGCATGCACGGATGGAGCCGGCCTCAAGGTGCAGAGCCAGCCGGTCCGCCTGCGGCTCGCCCTTGGTGAGCTTCAACGTGCCCTCGGTACGCTTCGGGCGGCCGGTCAGCGTCTTGGTGATGTCCGACCACTGGCCGACCGGCATGTCACGCGCCTGGTGGCCCCACGGGGCGACCGGGTTCTTCTCGAACTGCGCGGTGTCGAGGCCGGCCTGCACGACGATGTCGCGATCCCGGTCCTCGATCTCCGCCGACATAACGAAGCGGATGGTGCCCGCCTCCTTGTCGAATTTCGCCTTCTCGACCATGGCGGCCGGGAGCGCCTTCAGCACCAGCCCGTCATCGCGGGCGAAGTTCTTGCGCTCGACGCCGCCGTAGCCGCGCGAGCCGAGGTATTCGTCGATTGAGACGCGCTTCGAGGCCATCAGGCTGCTCCTGCGGTGTGGACGAGTCGCGGGCCCGCCTTGCCAGCGTTGTTGTCGGGGCTCTCGCCTTCACCGGCGCCGGGTTGCGTCGGGTTCTGGCCCGTGGCCGCGTGAACGACGACGCCATCAGCGTCGACCAAGCTCATGTTGACCGGCACCGTGCGCTGGTCGCCGCCCTTCTTCAGCGGGTTGAGCCGGAACGGCATCACCTCGCGGCCCTCATCGAAGGTCATCAGGCCGGAACTCATGCCGGCCTTGATCAGCTTCTCCAGCGTGTCCGGATCGTTCGACATCAGCGCCGAGCGGTCGAATTGAAGGCTGAAGATCGGCCACTCATCTTCCGGCAGGGAGTGATTCCGGAATTTGGTCTCGATGTTGACCGCCAGCGGCATCAGGCAGTCGTTCACGTACTGCCGGTTCATCGCCGACATATTGTTGTAGGCGACCGCCTCCAGCGCGTAGATCCGGTGCGGGGGCACATCCATCAGCCCGCAGATCCGCATCACCGCCTGGGTGAAGCTGTCCTTGCTCTCGGCGTCCTTGGAGTTGATGGCGATGGGCTTCGCAGTGAGGCCGGCCTCCAGCAGGATCGCTTCGCCGCTGCTGTTCGCCCGGCGCGCGGCCTCTCGGAGCTGATCCTTAAGCCTCCGGAAGGACGCCTCGCCCTGGTCCGAATTCGGGAAGCCCTCCTTCGTCTCGAACACCAAGGGCTGCTTGCCGTCGTTGCCGAACAGCTTGGTCTGGTAGCGGCCAATCGCGGACAGGAGATCGAGGTTCGGGGCGCCCAGCGCGAGGTTCGAGAGGCCGTTGACGCCGTCGAGGAGCCGCCCGCGCAGGTGGATCATCTCGTGCTCGGGCACGATCAGGTACGTGTCGCCGAGAGCTGCACGCTCATATTCGGTGGCGGCCACGATCTCGTAGAAGATGTTGCCTCGGTCGCTCACGCGCATCCGGGCCCGGCCCGGCATGATCGGGATGTACTCCTCGATCGTGTCCTCACGGTCGCGCGGCGTGTAGACGTAGGCGTTCTGCGCCACCTCCAGGTGGAGCACGACCATCCGCCAGAACTCTGGCCATGTCATCGCCGTTCCGTTCGGCTTGGTCATCAGGTGGTAGGCGACCTCGCCCTTCCGCGGCTCGACCATCTGCCAGCCGCGGCCGTTCCGGCGCCACTGGAGCATCTCCGCCTTCGAGATGTCCCTGGCCTTCACGTCGGCGCACTGGATCAGGAGCGCAAGGCCGATGGCGCTGCCCTGATAGTAGCCTGAGCCGACGCCTAGAAAACCGAGATCGTCCCATCCGCGATCGTACATCTCGCGGGCGATGGCCTCGCGCGGATCTTGGGCCGGGCCGGAGTAGACGAGCTGACCCGCCTCGTCCGACTTGGCGAGGCCCGCCCACATCTCGGCTTCGGTCTGCGCCATGTTCAGAATCCGATCAGGCCGCGGTTCATGTAGATCGAAGGCTTCTCGACCTTGATGCCGGAGGTGATGTTCCCGGCGTCCGCCTGGAGGCGGGCGGCATCCGCCGAGATCAGCGCGTCCATGCCGTCGATTGACTGCTTCGAGCCGCGCTGCTCCTTCTTCGGCAGCACGTTGTCATTGGCGTCCCGGTGACCGACCACGTTGCCGGCCATCCACGATGAGATCGGATTCCCGTCGTGCTGGAACCGGCTCGGCTCCGCGTGGCGGGTCATGATGTCGTCGGTCGCGTAGGTGATGTGCCGGGCGACCTTCGGGACGATGTAGGCGGTGTAGCCCTCGGCCTCGACCTCACCCATGAGGTAGTCGGCCTGATGCTGGTCGAAGGCGAACCCGGCCACGTTGTGCCCGCGGATCATACCGAGCACGTCATTCCGGATCGTCGGGTGGTGGACGTGGCTGCCCTTCGTCAGGGTCAGATGGCCATCCTTCACCCAGGCCGTGAATTGGTCCGCGTAACGGTCATCCTGAAACCGCGGGGAGCGCTCCGGTAGCCAGTACCGGAACACCGCATAGAGCACGTCCTCCACGCAGATCAGGAAGCAGGCGGCGTTCAGATCCGAGTGGCTCGCGAGATCGACCCCCACGAACATCGGGAAGCCCCGCAGGGCGTCCAGCGTCAACTTCCGATCCCCGCAGGCGTCCCACTGCTCAACCGAGAAGAGGTTGCCGGCGGCGCGGCTCCAGATGTTGAGCCGGGTACGCTTGTACTCCTGGAGCTTCGCCTCGCTCTTCCGGGCCTCGCGCTCCTCGGTTTCCAGTGAGGTCGGGTTCAGCGAGATCCCGTATAGGGGGTTCAGCTTCTCGACCACGCCCGGGTCGAAACGGTTGTCCTCGTCGCCAGGATCCGCTGCGTACATCGCGACGAACACCCGGTCCGCTCGCAGCTTGCCCTCCAGCACCTGCTGGTCCGACTTCCAGCCGTCGTAGGCCGGCCCCGAGGCGTTCCGGCCGGCCGTCGAGATGCCCAGCCATAGAGGCTGCTGCCGGGCGCCCTGCGCGCTCTTCAGCACGCCGATGACGTCTTGGTTCTGCGCGTGGACCTCTTCGGCCAGCACCACGTGCGGGTTGAGGCCGTCGAGGTTCGGCGCGCGACCCGCGAGGAGCTTCAACTCAGCGCCGGTGCGCCGAAACTTGATCGTCTCCGTCGTGTCCTTGGCCATCAGCCAGGACCGAAGCTCCTGCTCCTTCTCCAGCGTCTGCCGGATGGCGAGGTACGGGATATCGGCTTGCTTCTCGGATCCGGCCGCGACACAGCCCTCGGCGCCCGGCTCGCCCTCGTAATTCAGGCAGTAAAGGACGATCCCGACTGAGAGCGCCGTCTTTGCGTTCTTCCGCGGGACCCAGAAGGCCACCTCGCGAACCCAGCGCCGCCCGGTGTCGCGCTCGCGGAACCCGAAAATCGCCGCCAACCACCAGCACTGCACCGGCTCGAGGACGATCGTGCCGGCGAACCCCTTGATGTGAGGCAGGGTCTCAATGAACGCGCAGGCATCGTTCGCCCGGTCCGAGTCGAAGACGAACTCGCTGCGTGGCTTCTTGGCCTCCTGCAGCATGTGGAGGAAGCGGTGGCAGCCGAGCCGTTCCCAGCGGCAGGCCACCACCGCACCCTGTACGACGGCCTGGGCGTACCATTCGGCCATGCCGGCGTAATCAGGGATTAGATCGCCCTTCAGGTCGACCCAGGCGAAACGTTGTTCAGCGACCTCCCGCGAAACCGAAGCGCGCGTACCGGTTGACGGGCGCCTCCTTCGGCGCGGAGATCGGCTTGTCGAGGTCATCGAGCGCGAGCCGTTTCTGTGCCTGGAGCAGCCCCGTGAACCACGACGCCCGGGGCTTCAGCCCCTCGGTCTCGATCCGCTCGATCTGGTCGAGCAGCCCGGCATAAGTCGACAGCGTCATGTGCGTGTCGATCGACAGCCGGCCGGCGTTCCAGATTAACCGGGCGAGCTCGTCGTAGGTGCGCTGCGCCTTCTTAGTCTTGAGCGCGGTGCGGCAGGCCGGCAGCTCCCGAAAGCCCGGATGCGCGACCACCTTCGCATCGCCCTGCCCTACCTGCGCGAGACTGGCCTTGGGCATGACGCCATTCCGCTCAGTTCCAGAAACCGCCCCATGCCAGAACGGCGATGAGCGCCGCTCGGCCGAGAAGCTGGCCAGCATACCAGCCGCCCCACTCCCGGCTCGACTTGCGGCTCAGCCCGGCCGCGCGGACCGCGATAGGGGCGAGCGTGGCAAGCATCAGGACGGTCGCTAGAACCCACTGCGCGCCGCCCCAATGTGCTGTCACGCGCCGAAGCCCGGCGACCCCTTGCCGATCCGCGGCGTGCCGGTGGGTCCCTGATCCGGGCCGACGGTCTCCGCCAAGATCCGCTGGCTGTGCTCCTGCAGCGTCACGCAGTCCCGCAGCCGGGCGATGATGTCCCGGTTGTTGCGGTGGACGTCCTTGGCCACGTTCCGCGGATCGTCGGCGATCTTGGCGCACTTCGCCTCGATTTCCCCGATCAGGTCACGCAGATGCTCCTCGAGCTTCGCGCCGGTCGGATTCTCCGCGGACATCAGAATGGCCATGGCTGAAATCCTTATCCACAGAGCCGCGGCCCTGAATTGACTCGCTCTGGGAGTAGAACGAAAAAAGAACAAACGCCGATGGAGCGCAGCATGCCCGCCGCCCGCCGTGACCCTTTCGCCGGCTGTCCCGAGACAACGCAGTTCATGCTCCTGCTGCCGTCGACCATCCTCGACGATGAGAGCCTGCGCGATCAGCTCCTCGATCGCCTCAAAGCCGCGTTTCCTGGATCCACCTTCTCCGCCGCGCCCTGCGAGAGCCTCGCGAAGCCCGGCGGCGGGACCCTGGTGATCGATGAGCCGATCGCTGTTCCGATGATGGGTAGCGTCGGGGCTGAGGATCGCTACTCGCCGATGTTCCGCCGCCCGCCGCCCGCGCGCATGGCCGAGATCAACGCGGCGCTGCTCGCCTTCATTAATGGCTCAGCGAGCCTGAATTGAACCGCGATGGCCGGGCGCTCGGATCGTCACACCAGATCGGCAACTGATCGAGCTGCCCGAGCCGTCGGGCATAGATCTCCATCGACCCCTTCATTCCGTGGTGACGGGAGCAGAGCGCCCACCAATTCGCCGGATCGAATATTGAGCCACCGTCGGCAACCGGAAACTTGTGGTCGACCAACTTCGCGAATTCGAGACGCCCTTCCTGCTCACACCAGCCGCAGAAGGGATGAATCCGACGATGTTGCTCCGACAGTCGGTCCCACCGGCTGTCATACCCCCGCTCGCGGGGGGAGGTGCGCGGCGTTCGGACCACCTGCGCCCGCGGGGGGCGGCGGCCCGGAAGAACCTTCGGCATCGCTGCCCGCAGACACATTTCTGGATGTGGCGAAACACATGACGCGAACCGTTCGGTATGGCAACCGGAAATTCGCGAGTCTTTTCAATGCACTGGTTCAACGTAGCAGCGCAAGGGATTCGTATGACTCCCATTTATGCCGTTTCAATTGATGCACAAATTGGATCAATGACAGATTGTCGCATCGTTTGGTGCATAAATCGGAGGGTGCGGATGCGAGGGCTGACGAAGCGGCAATGCCTGGGGCTGGCTTTCATCCGGCAACGGATCGAGGCGCAGGAGGAGTGCCCGACGCTTCAGGAGATCGCCGAACACCTCAGCATCAAGGCGAAGTCAGGCGCTCACCGAGTTGTCGAGAGGCTGATCGAGCATGGCTATCTGATCAGGATCGGGCGCGGACATCGCGCACTGGCGATCCCAGACGGAGCGCCGCCACTGGCCTTCGTCGATCGCAAGGTCGAGCGGATCGTCAGGCACACGGTGGTGCTCGGCGCGATCTCGGAGCATCCGCCGCTGGACAAGGCGAAGCTGCTCAGCACCAGGAAGAAGCGCACCTATGTCGTGGAATTGGAGCGCGACCTGCACACGCGGCTGCGAAAGATCGCACAGGAGACAAACGCGCCAGCGGAACGGATCATTGCGATGGCACTCCGCGACTTCATCATGGAGCGCGACGCTGCCTGATCAGACTGCCGGCAATGGTCCCTGTCCAATTAGCGCAACGATCCGCGCGTGAAGTTGCGTTCTGAGGTCGGCCGCGTCGTTCCACAGAATGTGTGGGTACTGTCGTGTATCGAAATGTAAGCCGTTAATCTGATCGCCGCGTATGGTCCAGATTACAGGAATACCCAATCCAAGAGCAAACCCAGCCTCGAAGTAAACGCCACCGCGAGGCACCAACTCTGTGCCGCCCGAGGAAGTCGTCACGTGTCCGGTAGTGAAATCTGAGACTAGAAATCTCGACCGCCGAATTTGCGCGATAATTTCGTCATCGATGCGGTTTTGGTGAGTGTGCTGATCAATGCGCATAGGCGAATAACCCGCCCCTCGAATGCCGGGGTCGAAACCGTCTTGCCATACTTGTCCCATCGGTGCCCCGAACCACATCGCCACGAAGGCCTGCTGGGACTCAGCAATCTTGGTCTGCAACTTTTCTAAGTAAATAATCCCCGCCGGCGTCAGACCAACAGAAGAGAAGCCGCCGTCCGCCACTGTCTTCCTTAGATAACCTTGTGCGTGCAGATAATCTATGTAGAATTGAACTTGATGCTTGGCGGTCCCATTGTTAATATCGTCGTTTTCCTGCTTTGTATTTATACATCCAATCGTGCAAAGTTCTTGTTCTGCCCTGTCGCGTTGCTGGCTGTCGTAAAGACGAACCAAGCCGCCTAATCTAGAACTGCGGCGGTGTATTGCGCCCAGCATGTCAATGGCAGCTTGCTCAAAAGAAGGCCCACGGGCTTGACTGGCCCTTTCGAGATAATTGTAATCAACACGCGGGACCGATCCCTGCTGATTATTCTTCCAGATTGCATAGCGTACCCGCGCTAGCTCATGTTCCGACAGATGCGGAAGGCGTGCCTCAGCAGTGCTGGTAATTCGGCATGCGCCACCAAGCTGAGCCCCTCGAACCTCAACCGCATCTGCGCCTACCGGTCCATTCTGATTTGGATTGGCGAGAAGCGATAGCGGAGATGCTGGCACGGGTGGTCCTTGGATGTGCCGCCGACGCCAGGGAGCCTCGAACGTCAGCGGGCGTAGTGACCAGCTTATGGCACTCCGCCCCTTCCTCACAAGGCAACGCGACCGCAGCAATGTGAACCACCGCGGCCGGAAACGTTGCTCAGCGCTTTGCGGCCTTGAGGATGGTCGGCGAGACCCAGACGCACTGAAGCGCGCCGTTATTCATCCAGGAGACCTCGACCTGCCGGGCTTCGGCCTTCCACATGATGCCGGTCGCCGTGGCGACCGTTTCCTCATCCTCGCCGATGAACACCTTCTGCCCGAGCGCGAACTGCGAGGCATAGGTAGTATGGACGCCGGCCATTAGGCCACGACGTCGGAGAGCGGCTTCGCGGGCTTTAATTTCGCCGCCTTGTGCGCGAGCTTGGTGTAGGGCTGCTTCGTCGCCGGGCTGATGCCGCGGCGCTCGGCCACCGCCTTCACGTGCAACCGGCCGACGTCGGGGATCACAACATCCCGACCGCTCCGCAGCTCCACGTGGATTAGATCGCTCAGGGCCGAGAGCATCGCGCTCGCCTTGCCCTTCGTCACGTCCGCCTTCTCGGCCGAACGGGCAACGAAACCGTTGCTCGTCATTATCGCTCTCCAATGCACCGCACGACCGCACTGCCCATCTGGGGAAGGAGAGAAGCGCGAGGTCACTCCGATATTTTCTTGATGTATAAGACAGAAACGTACGGCGGCTTCGGAATGTCGAGATTGTAACTTGCTTTGTAGTGGCCTCCATTTTTACTCCAGCCGTCACCATCAGGCCAAGCGTTATTGCTACCGCCCACTGTAATGGCCGTGTTTGTGCTGCCGCCTTTATCTCCGACCGTGTCAGATGAGCTGCCCAATAAAAAGAGACCGCGCAGATCAGGACAGTTTGTAATTTCGCTTCCGTCACATTTTGTCCAGCCTTTCGGCGGAGTCTTATTCTTCTCGAACCAAGGTATCAACGACCCTATTGGTAAACTGTTGAGCGAAACACTTCGGCCAAGCCCTTCTAATTTTTCATTCAAATCATCCATCTTGGAATTTATTTGAGTAGCAGTCGTCAATGGTAGGATTGCATCCTGTGGCCAGTAAATATCCACACCTCCCCCATTCGTATCGACGACTATTGCTGTTTGGCTGAAATGCTTGATGCCTCCAATCTCTACGGCGGGTTTCCTGTCGCACTTAACGTTGTATGAGCCTGCAGCTGCCGTAATCATCTGCCCGACACCTGTACTGTATGTGAATGGCCCACCTCCTTCGGCTATCTTGCTGCCAACACAGCTTACTGATGCGTCGTGTGAAATGCCTCGCAGATCGAGGTTCATTCCCGGCGCAATCGAGAATTTAATCGAAACAGTCTCTGGAGTGAGGATCGAGTATGAGATTGTGCTATTCGTGTTTTTCGCTATCGCAAGGCATTGATTCGCGGCATCCAAGGACTTACTCACTACGATTGAAGAATAATCTAATGAAGCGGTCTCCTCGGCGGCCATAGATTGATAGTTGTTGCAAAAATTTTTGACCTTTGTTTCGGAGTCTGTGGCTCCCGCTGTCAGACTGGCCGGAATTTCCAAAATAGATATGCCGATAGATTTTGAGCTAGATTTTACGCTTCCGTTTTGCTCGCAATAATTACTGTATATTGTGCCAAGGTAAGAACGACTATCCGTTTTGAGTCCTACGTTCTTCGCTGCGTCTCTCACCATGGACAAACAAATATCGGTCGCATCAACAGCGTGACAAATATTTGAATTCGACAAAACGATAATGCTACACAGAGCAAGTCGCTTCATTACATCGATCCTCGGTTAGTGCGTTGGGAATATGCAACGTTCGGGAGTATTATTTACCTATCCCACGGTTGACAAGCGGCATTCCTCAGCAGTCTTCCGTTCTGCCGCTGGGCAGACCAAATCAAGTTCAGAAAGCGAGATCTCTGTGCACTACGTCGCCTGGTGAGTAGCGAGGTGTTGATCAGTCGCAAACTCTGGGGATTTGCTGTCCTAATTCCGTGATGGTGGCGAAATTTTAAAGTACATGATCTCGGTTTTTGACCTCCCATGCGGTCCGCGTTCCCCCAAGCACTTTCCCTAATCGCACCCGGCCATCCCTTCTGATCTGAACGAGCGCCAAAGCGTGCCGTCAACACTACGCTTGATTGCGACGTTACTTGCTTTTCGCGTCGAATTGCCGTTGACACAGCGAATGCGGTGATTAGGTTCGCTCTCAGCTCCGATTGTGGAGCGCTTCAGAGGCTCACGACCATGACGACACTCGCCACCCTGGCCGACGACGTTCTCTCCGTCTCCGCTGGCGCCTTCTCAGCCACGATCACAGCCAACAGCATCTCGGGGAATTTCGACGCCCTCACGCACTTCCCGGACCGCCGCGCCCGTATCGAGCTGGGCGACCTGTGCAACGGCTTGAACTACTTCGGCGGCCGCCTCGACAAGCTGGCGAGCGAGGGCGGGGCCGTCGACCTTGTCGCTGAGGCGGCCCGGTTCGCTGAGCGACACGTGGCCTTGCATCGGCGCGCGTGGGCCATGGAAGCCCGCTGCATGTCCTGGTTCATCGTGGGCCCGGCCAACTTCCCGACCGCTCGCAATCAGAAGCGCCAAGCCTCGCGCGATAAGGCCTATGACGCGATTCGCGCGCACACCGAAGCGGCGCTCCGCTCCATCGAGCGGACGGCCTGGCCGCACGGCGCGCCCGGAGATGCGATCCGCGCCAACAATCCCGACGCCGCGTCTCTGCTTCGCGCCAGGATTGAGCAGCGCCGGGCGACGCATGCGCGGATGAAGACGGCCAATGCCGTCATCCGGGAGACCAAGGGGCAGGAGATCGAGGCCCGTATTCTGGCGATGGCTGGCGCAACCGGCTTCAGCCGCGCCGATTGCGAGCGCATCGTAAACCCGCCTGAGCGGTGGATGGGCCAGGGCTTTGCCGCTTATGCCCTGTCCGGTGAGCTCACCGAGATTAAGCGCCTCGAGGGCCGGCTCCGGACGCTGGAGGCGAACGCCGCGCGCGGCACGGTCGAGACGCAGCACAACACGTCCGCGGGTGCTCTGACGATCCGGCAGAACCCTGACGCCGCGCGCGTGCAGCTCATCTTCCCGGGCAAGCCGGACGAGGAGACCCGCACCCTGCTCAAGAGCAACGGCTTCCGGTGGGCTCCGTCTGAGGGCGCATGGCAAAGGCACCTGAACAACGCGGGCCGATATGCAGCGAAGTGCGTTCTGTCGGCCCTGCAGGTCGACGAGAGCCCCGCGCCCGCGCCTCAGCCCGCGCCGTTCTCCCGGTTCGAGGGCCGCGACTATCCGACTGCGCGCCGGATCGAAGGAGACGACGCGGCAAACGCCTTCATGGGGTCGGCTGAGGGCGCCGGGTTCGGTGTCCTGTATGTGGCCGCAGATGGCGCCGTGATCGTGGCGAGCTGCAATGACATGGGGCGGGCGGCCTGATGGCCAGCGCTCTGCAGTTGCTCGCCGCGTTCGCCTTCTTGGCGAGCTGCGGCCTGTACGCTCTCACGGCTCCCCGTCCCTGATGCGACCCGTGCGCCGGGCACGACCTGGCGCACCAGCCGCAACAGTGCGGACCAAGCGGCGATCGTGCCGCGCAACCTGGATATCCCTATGAGCATCGTCAGCACCCGCAAGCGTGTCTTTCGCCGCGCCCGCCGTGAACGCATCGCCCGGAAGGAAGCCTTTCTTCGTTCGACGCACTGAAAGCGCGAGTTTCCGCCAGTAATCACGCGAGGCGTTATTGACTTGTTCAGACATCGCGTGATCTAACTATACCAGAACTACAGAGCCGATTGTGGCTCGCATCTTGAGGCACCGACAATGACCGATTTTTACGTGATCGAGACCGGCGCTGCTTATCCGCAGTCCTACTGCGAGACCATGCCGGCCGCTGAGGCGCGCGTCGTGGAACTGCTGGCCGAGCGCGGCGGCACATGGCGCATCATCCCCTGCGATGACTGGACCGCCGAGCGCGAAGCATCTTACCTCGATAAGCCCGCGGCCGAGATCACGGCGGAGCGGTTCGACGACATGCTCAATTGCCTGCCGCCGGTCTACTGCGGCAGCGGCGATTGTGATTTCCGATTCAACATGTCGGAATTCCAGTTCGGCCGCATCACCGAGCAATTTGCCCGGATCGGTGATCGCTACTTCTCAAAATACGTCCGGCACGGCGACGCGGCGACTTACATCACGGCTGAGGCCGCCCGCTGATGCGCTCCGCTCTCAAGCCCGCCGGCGAGCTGCTGGCCTTCGTCCTGATGACCGCGGGTGTCTGCGGTTTCGTGGCGATTTTTTTCTGAGCCGAGAAGTTCCCCCCATGCCGCGATCGTGCGGCGCCATGCGAGGCACCATGTCCAATCCCATGCTGGGCGGCTCCGTCGCCCCTTACACCCACGCGGAGACGTGCGAGGCCGCATCTTGGGTGCCCTATGTCGAGGCCGCGATAGAGTCGTGCGACCGAGATCCGTCCGCAGCCATCCTCGAGGCGATCGACAAAGCACAGCGGCGCGCTTGCCTGAGCGTCGGGGCTGCGGCTCTGCTGGCGGAAATTTTTGATATCACCCAAGATACAACGTTCGCATGTGCCTGAGATCTCAGGTCACAAATGGTCGATGTCCCGACGGTGAGATCGAATGCCAAGATTTAAAATTGAACACTCAGAGCGGAATCGTTGGATCGATGCCTCGCGAGCGAGTCAGATCGCATTTTACGAGCAGATCGAAAAAGAGATCCATAGGGCTAGAAGAGCGCTCTACGAAGCGGAAAAGGATCTGGACAGGCTCTACAATGAAGGGTTTGGTGATGGTGTTGATTCGGTGATGAATCAGGAAATATACTGTGACCCAGACTTTGCCGCACCCGGCATGATGAAGGCGACTTTAATCGACCTAGATGCTACCCTTTCGTTCGCGGTCATCGAGGAAGATGGCCCTGTTGACGACTATTATGTCACCGAAGAACAGCTAGAAGCTTGGTTGAACGAAGTGCGCCGCAGAGCTTTGGCGCGGGTAATCATCCTCGGCAGCGAGAAGCATAAGGGGTTGCAGCCGGATCACCCAATATTCCGAGACCAAGCCTGATGCGACCCTGGCCCTCTTTCATTCGGGAGAGGGTCACAGCCGCACCATGCGGACTCTGGCGCGATTGTGCGCCGCTATCGGAAAGCCCTCGACCATGGCCAAGCCCTTTGCCCTCGACCTGCTGCCCGGTGCCGCCGGAACGCTCCCGCGCAAGCCCGGCTGGCACAAGCGCGCCTTGGCCGCTGATCGCCGCCACAAGCTCACCACAGCCCCGCAGAAAGGCGACCCGTGCGCAGACGCGAAGGCGGTCGACTATGCCCGATGGCTCGTAGCTCGCGACGGTATAAAGATTCCGGACGGTGAGGCTGAAATCCGGGTCGACTGGCAACCGACGCAGCACGGTTATCGGCCGCGCGCCGTGGCTTGGTATCCGCCCGCGCGCCGTTATCACCCTGCGGCCCGCGGCGTGGCTCAGGCCGCCGCTGAGCCGCTGCTCCGGATCGAGTTGCCGCATTGGGATTACGTGGCGCCGGCCGTGGTCGAATCGGTGTTGCTGGAGTGGGCCGCGCCGGTTGTGATCGAGACCACGCGCGAGCCGGAACCCGCTGAAGCCGGCGCTCTTGGCGAGCATGGTGGCGAGCTCGACGCGCCCGCGGCCTATGTCGTTGAGCAGCAAGCCATTCCTGCCGGTGGCGAACCGCGGGACCCGCACCCTGTCGGGGCGATGCGCGGCGGTGGCGCGCATATTGAGCCAATGGCGCTGTGTCCGACCGTTGCCATGCCATGCAAACGCGATTGCGGCTTTCGGTCCAGTTGCGGCAGGCCGGCCCCAGCCGTGGGAATGGCCATGTCAGTTTCTGCCGCCTCCGATGAGGGCGAGAAAACCGACATGGTCGCCGCTGATCCGTTCACGCCGGCCAGGACCCCACGCGAGGCAATCGCCGGATCTCACCCACCCGAGGCAATCCGAGGCGCACCCGTGCCGCTCTCGTGGGTCCACCCGCTCATTCCCGGCCGCTCCCGCCCGCCGGTGGTGCTGCACGCCGCTCCTGTCCTGTAGGGCATCGCCATGGCTCGCACGCACAGCCCCGGCCCGGTTGATCCTATCGAGGCAATGGCGCGGATCCTGGTGGCCGCGCTGCTGCCTGCCCTTGAAGCGGCGATGCTGGCCGGCCTCACCTATCGGCAGACGATGGCGGATGCCCGGCGCGTCTACGCTCAACAATGGCTGGCCGCGCATGGGCCCGAGATCGCGGCCCGCGCGGGCGAGATCCTGTCCCACGTGGGCCCAGCAGCGATCCTGACGCCGTATGGCCGCGAGCTGTTCCTGGCGGAATACCCACCCGGGGCAATTCCGAACGCCGCCGCGCTGATCGCCAACGACAACGCCCCACCCCCACACGTGGGAATCGTACGGCGCGCCGCGCGCACGCTGATCGGGCTGTTCCGCTGGCCGCCCGGCTGATCCTGATTACCCCCACCCGAAGCAATCCGCGCTCCTGCGGTTCGATCTCTGTTCCCGTGGCGCCGCCCGGAAAGGTCCCGTATGCCTTTGCAAATGTCGCGACGCTGGAATTACCGACGCCTCAACGCGCTCCAGACCCGCGACCGGATTGCCGGTCTCGGCTGGTCGGTCCAGCGCTTTGCCTTCGTCTACGGTGTGCCGCTTCAGCGCGTCCGGGATTGGATCTCAGGGAAAGAGGATATCCCGCATCTCGTGGGCCTCATCCTGCGGCTGCTGAAGCTGCCAGGCGCCCGGACGGTGGCCTATGAATACGCCCTCAGCGTCGCCGAGGCGACGGAGCGCCAAGCGGCCTTCGTTGCCGACGTCGAGCGGCGTCGCCTCGCTGGCGAATTCGACGACCAATGGGAATCCGAGCCGGGTGTGCTGATTGAGGAAGAGGCCATCCCCACCCGTGGAAATGGCTGACACCCAGTCGTGGAAATAGCTGAGCACCTCTCGCAAAAGACGATCGCTGATGCCTGATCTTGTCGCTGGCCTACTTACCGCTCTCGGCAGTGGCGTCACTGCGGCCTTGGCAACTTATAGCTTCAACTCGAACAAAGACCATGTTTTCCTACTCAGACAGAAAGCTGAGGATCTCCACATCTGCTTTCAGAAATATTCGCTAGCCGCATCGCAGTATGCCTTGCTTCACATGCGCCTCGCGAAGGGCGTGCTAAGCATGGAGTCTTACTACAAGATCAGCCAAGAAAGAAAAGCCGACGAAGAGTCAGCGAAGAAAGTCGCGATGCTAATAAACATTTATTTTCCTTCTTTATTGCCGCAACATGCAGATTTCAAACGGCAGCTCGCTAAACTGAACCAAGTTGCGGCAAAAATCGAAGACGCAGCAACAGCTAATGGCGGTCGCATAGAGCACGATGCCGAGCTTTTTCGCGAATCAGATCAGGCAACCAAATCGCTTCACGATGTTTCAGCAGAATTCGAGCAATCCATCTCTGAAATAGGCAGGGCAATCGCGAGCCAAGATGCATTGCTACCAAGAATATGGGTGCGATTGGTAGAGCGTATCCGCCAAAACAGGTCCGATCCGATGTAATGAGGCGAGATAGCCTCGGAATTCATCAGGCGGCGGCAATCCGGCTTTCCATCGCCTCAACGGCTGATGGCCGCTCGCTGAGCCCATAGAACCGCGCCACAGCGTCGACCGCCCGCAGGAACAGCACTGCGAGCTCGCGCTCCCCGCCCAGGCCCATGTCTCGCATCGCCGTGAAAGTCCGGGCCTCGAAGATCCGGAAGAACAGGATGGCCTTGGCCTCCTCGCCGATCCTGGCGGAGAGCCGGTCCATCTCGGCGAGCCCGTCGCAGCGATCATCCGGCACGCCCGGCAAGCCTTTCGAGATGTCGACTCCGCGCTCAAATTTCGGGTTCGGGAACAGCCCGGCGTAGGCACGGTGGCACAGCTCATCGAACCGACGCATGCCCTCGATCCTCGGTCCGGTGCGATCAGAGGCCGTGCGGATCAGCGAGGCATAGCCGGCGACCATCGCCCGCTTCTCGGTGGCACCTCGACCACCCGTGATGATGACCTCTCGCTGAGCGGCCGCGGTGCGCGGATCATGGTCGAGACCCACCCGGCGCAATTCGGACCGGGCCCTCTCCTCGGTTTGGCGCTCCTGCTGGGCGAGCTTCTCCGATGCTCTGGACTGCCGGCGCTCCTCCTTGGGATCCAAGCGGATCGGGAATGGCGTGGCCTCGGCCTCGGCGACGGCGCGAGCCAGGATGGTCTCGGCCGAATCCTCGTTCACCCGGCGAGCGACCCGGGCGCGGGCTGCCGGCACCTCGAGCGCCTCGACCTTGCGGGCGTTGGCTCGCGCATGGGCCTCCGCAGTCTCCGCCGCCTTCCGAGCCATTTCGGCTGCTGCGGTCTTGCCCCGGGCCCGCGCCCTGGCCTCACGCTCCCTGTGCTTCCTCGCTGCGGCCGCCCAGCGATCCCGGGACGCGGCGGCCTTCTCCATGCGGGTGTCGGCGTGCTGGGCCATGACGCTACTCGGACACCATCTCGGGAAGCCACACGAAGAAGCCCGTCTCCTCGACGCCGTGGTAAAAGGCGACGCCGCCCTTCACGAGGCTGACGAACGCGGCTCGGAAGCCGGATTTCACCTTCTCCTCGGTCTCGCCTGGCATCACCTCGCCAGCGAATGCGGACCGGGCGACGTCCAGCGGGATCAGTCGGGCGCCCTTGCACAGGCGGCGATCGGCAGCGCGTTGCTCGTTGCTCGCCACATGCGACTTGGTGAGGGTCAGGCTCTTCAGCAGGCCGTAGAGCACCGTCGCCTGGGCCGGGAAGGTCGGCTTCTTTGCTGCCCGCTCACGGACCTGCTCAGGCTGGACCTCACGGGCTTCCGGCTCATTCAGGAACTGCGTGACGTCGGCCCGGTAGCCCAGCGTGACGATCCCGGTGCGCCCATGGCGGTTCTTCGCCACCACCACCTCGGCGACGCCCGCGATCTCCTTCATGCGGCGTTCCCAGGCCGCGAAGGCGTCCGTGCCCTCCTTGGGCTTGTTCCGCTCCTCGTAATACTCCTCCCGGTAGGTGAAGAGCACGTGGTCGGCATCCTGCTCAATCGATCCGGACTCGCGCAGGTCGGAGAGCATGGGCCGCTTGTCATCGCGCTGATCCACCTGCCGGCCGACCTGGGCCAGCGCGATGATCGGGACGTGAAGCTCCTTGGCGAGCCCCTTGAGGCCGTTCGAGATCTCGGTGACTTCCTGCGCGCGGTTAGGATCCCGCCGGTTCTCGCGGCCCTTGATGAGCTGCAGGTAGTCGACCACCAGCAACTCCAGGCCACGGCGCTTCTTCAGCGACCGGGCCTTGTTGGCGAGCTGCGCGATGGTCAGGCTGCCTGTCTCGTCTATGTGGAGCGGCAGCCCGCGCAGATCACGCGCGGTGTTCACCACCTTCTCCAGCTGCGTCTGCGTCATCTTCCGGCGCCGGATCCGCCAGGACTCAATGCCAGTCTCGGCCGCGATCATGCGGTCGAAGAGCTGCGTGTCTCCCATCTCGAGCGAGAAGAAGCCGACCACGCCGGTCTGCATCTGGTGCTTGATCCGACGGAGGTGCAGCTCCTTCGCCGTGGCGCCGGCGATGTTGAGCGCGAGGGCCGTCTTGCCCATCGCGGTTCTGCCGCCGACGATGATCAGGTCCGGCGCTTCCAGACCGCCCATGACCTCGTCGAGCGCTGGCAAGCCGGTGGAGAGCCCGCGGGGTTGCCCCTCGTTCTGCCAGTCGGTGCACATGCGCTCAATGGCGCTGTTCGCGACATCGTCGAAGGATCGGAACTCGGCCTGGCCCGACGCAGCCCGCGGCTTCAACTCCTCGATCTCGCTTTCGATCGCCGAGAAGAGCGAAGCTGTCGTGGCCTCGACCGGCGCGTCCTGCGCCATGCTGACGATGGTCTCTCCGAAGGCGATCAGCCGCCGACGCATCGCGGTGTCAGCCACCGTGCGCGCATAGTCTGGTGCGTTGATTACCGTGGTGGCGCCGGCGGCAAGCCTCGCGAGGTACGAGGTAACAGTTTGCCCGCCGAAGTTCTCGTCTCCGAGGTACGTCTTCAGCGTGATTGGGTTCGCGACTTGGCCCTTAGCGATCTGCGCGGCCACTACTTCCCAGATCTTCCGGTGAGACGGTTCGTGAAAGTGCTCCGCCTCCACCAAGGACGAGACCTTCCGGAAGGCGTCGTTGTTGATAAGCACGGCGCCGATCAGGGCCTGCTCCGCATCGATGTTCTGCGGGACGCGGCGGGTGGAATCGTCGATGTCCGAGAGCCGGGCTTGAAGGGCGCTCATGCCTTGACCTCGACCACCTGCACGCCGGCAGCGCGCGCCTTGCTGACCATGTCCGCCGTGCCTTTCCCGCCAGCGAAAGCGATCACGATGTCGGGCCGGCCCTCGGCCAGCATCTTCGCGTTCCGCAGGGGGCCCGCGGACTTGCCGTGCTTCTTCCACTTGGCCGGGAAGGCGAGCGCGGGCACGTCGTGGCGCTCCGCCCAGCGCGCAGCCACGGAATCGGCACCGGGCGCCGCCCCGTGGATGATCACGTGCGTGCCGCTGTCGCTGAGGTACGGGGACAGGGCGACGGCGAGCACCCGGCGCTCTTGCTCCGCCCGGGCGCGCTCAGCTTCCAACTCCTCGGGCGGGGTGTCGGGCAGGACGATGCCGAACGTGCGGCCTCCGCAGATCAAGACGCGCGTCATGCCGGTGCCCCGTCGAGGAGAGGAGCGTCAGCCAGAACGCCGTAACGGGCAGCATCATCGGGGCGGGTGAAGCGCTGCTTCGCGCCCGGCGGGATCCAGCGGAAGTCGACGCCGCCGCGGGTGCGCTCGCCCTTCAACCAGATGACCCAGCAGTAATCGGTGGCCGTGCTGGCATCCGGATCAAAACGGCCCTTCACGATCGCGCAGCGCTCGGAGAACTGCCAGATGTACGTCGGCGGGTGCGGGTTGAAGAGATCGCGGAATCGGCCGGTGCTCGAGATCCACGAGGTGCGCACCAGCAGCGCCACCCCCTCCCGTGCGAATGCGAGCCCACGAAGGGCGAACTGCATCGCGGTGTTGAAGGGCGGGTTGGTGATGATCCAGTCGACGAGGCTGATGGAGAGGGCTGGATCGAGAAAATCGACCACGTCGTAGCCGCGGCCGTAGTCGAACACGTCCGACGCGACGCAGTAGCTGAAGGCCTCGTTGAGGGGCCCGACCATGTGGCCTTCGCCGGCGGCCGGGTCCCAGGCCACGCGCAGGTTGAGCTTGGGCTCGACCATCTTCTCGAGCGCATCGGTGAGCGCGCGGGTGGCCCAAGGCGGCGTCGGGAAGAAGTCGAGGCTGTCCGGCGGCTCGCGGCGGCCGGCCATGACGTTGCGGGCGTCGCGAGGCTTCATGCTGCCACCTTCAGCAGCACAGGCTTCGCGCTCAGAGCGATCCGCACCGTCTCCTTGTTGCACCCAAGGAGATCAGCGATCTCCATGGTGCGCATCTCAGGACAGGCGGCTGCGACCGAGCGCACGCGCCGCGTCATGACCCCGTTGTTGCGCGAGGCCGAGGACGTGAACCGGCCCACGAGATCGAGAAACCACGACTTATCGCGTTCGAGAGCCGCCAGCATGAAGGCGCTGGAATGCTCGATGGCGAACCGAGCGATATCCATCTCGTTGATCCGGAAGCCGTGAGCGTAGCCCTCGACCTTCTCGGCGATCAGCCAGCCCTTCCGGATCCAGCCGTGCACCCGGCCGCTCGACACGCCGAACAGATCGGCGACGTCCTGAGCGGACATGCGCTGATCTTCATCCCGCGGACGCCGGAACTTGGTGAGGTGCTCCTGCACGCGCCGTACGGAGCCGCGCCAGCCTTGCGCCCGAAGCCTCGTCGCCAGGGTAGGTGCACCCATATGCGAGTTCTCGGCGATGAACGCGATCTGGGCAGCGGTGAAGCCAAAATTCGTGTCCTCGCGCAGGGATAGACCCAGGACACCGGCCCGCTTCGATACCCACTGCTTTGTCCGGCCGACCGCCTTCGCAGCGCGGCCGCACGCTCCCCATTTCCCTTCGGAGTAGGCGCGCCGGATGATCGCGTCGATTTGCGGCGAGGTCGGGATCACGACGGAAGCACGGGCTCGCGTGACACCGAGCTCTCCCGCCTTCATGCGGGTCGCCTCGACCGAACGCCCTGTCTGTTCGGCGCACCACCGCGAGCCCTTAACCGTGTAGTGATCGCGGAGGATCTGCTCGTGCTCTTTCGACCATGACGGCATCAGGCCTGCCCTCCGATCGCTCGGATCCGGACGCCGTAGCCTTTGTGGTGGTGGAGCTCGATGCCGATCTTAGCGAGCGCGGCCGTCCACATCGGGATCAGGTTGATGCAGACCTTCGGGTCGAGACCGCCATGCCGGGCCATGGCCTCCAGACCGTAGAGCTGGCCGTCGGCTACGATGCCGAACGCCTTGGCGATCTCCTTCGAGGTCCGCCACACATTGAGCGGCCCGTGCACCTCAGCGCCTCGGATCGCGATCAGCTTGCCGGCCGGGATCTCGACTTGGCCGACCGGGATAGCGGGGGCCGGCGTCACCGGCTTTGCTGAATCCGCAACGTCGCGCGGCGTCGGCTGCGCAGAAACCGCTGCGATCCTGGCGTCGCGCTTCGCATCGCCATCCTTGACGCGCTGATCGCCTGCCTTGCGGCCTAGCGAAATCCAGCCGCCAACGCTGCCCTCGGGCGCACCCGTGCGCTTCGCCAGATCCTTCGTCGTCAGACCTTCGGCCGCGAATAGGTCGAGGACTCGATCTTTCACCGACCGCGTGTCGCTGAGGACCTGCGCAGGCGGCTTCAGCGGTCCGCCATCCTGCACAAGGCCGCCACTCGTGTCGCGCACCTCCGGCTCACTTCGAGGCATGCGCGGACCGTCCGCCGCCGGGGCGGTATCGGCTGAGGCTGCGCTCGCGCCCCCCGCCCCGGCTGACGTGACGCATTCCCTGGATTGGCCGGTGGTCGAGACCCTGCCCACTCCCTCGACCGCCGCTTCATCCTGGGCTTTCCCGGCTCGAACGGGCGTCGCTGCGTCCTGCGTTGACGGGCCCTTGAGTGAGGGAGGGGCAGCTTGTGTGGCCGGCGGGATGTGCTCGGCCGAATTCCTGATGGTGTCCGCAGTCGCTTCCAGCCGCCCGCGCACGGTGCCGAGGCGCTCGCGGAGATGCTTCAGGTCAGCACCAGGCGGGATGGTCGCGGTGGTACACGACAGGTCGCGGATGATCCTGCTGACCCGGGTCGAAAGCTCCGCGTTCCGCACCTGCATGTCGGCCAGTTCGGCGGAGATGCAGGCCAATTCGGTGATGATGGCGCTGCGGGTATGCGCCGGCTCGGTCTGTGACACAGGGGTGGCCCTCACAATCGAGGTGGTCCTGATGGGGGAGCACGCTCAGAGGAGCGTGCGGATCTCGTCCATGTTGTCCCGCAGGAACTCGAGGCTGGTCATCGCCGCGCGGAGACCGGGCAGACTGGCCGCCGTGCAACCGGTGTCCGGCGGGACCGTCTTTCCTTCGCGCTGCAGCTCGGTCCGGCGATCGATCCACGCTTGGCGATTGACGATGACCCCTTGGATCTCGTCGATCTGCTGCTGCAGCGTGGGATAGTCGTCGGCCACGGCGCTACGCCGCGGCGCGACCAGCCATCGCGCCCGGCCGCCCCAGGCCGATGCTCTTCGCCAAGGCGGAGCGCTGCGCGGCATAGCTCGGCGCCGTCATCGGGTAGTCATCCGGCAGACCGAAGCGGGCGCGGTAGGCGCGGGGCTCCAGGCCGTGAGCGGAGAGGTGCCGCTTCAGGGTCTTGTAGGACCTGCCGTCAATGAAGCTGATCAGTGCGTCGGGCGTGATCGACTTCTTGATCTGCGCGGGCGTCAGCTTCTCGGTGCTCTCCGGAGAAGGCACCGCGGTCGCGCCGGAGACGAGCCCCACGAGCGTACCGTGAACGGATCGGATCAACCCAGGCAGGTCGCTCGCCGCGACGTGGTTTCCGCGAACGTAGGAGGCGACGATGTTCGCGGTGTAGTCGATCGCCGTGTCGATGCCTGGTGTCAGGTGGTGGGTCGCTTCGGACATGGTGCTCTCCTGGGAATAGAGCGGTGGGTGAAGGGTCAGGCGAGCACGCGCTCGCCGTGCATGTGCAGCTCGCGTGGGACGTGGCGGCCGCGCACGGCGCAGGCCCAATCCCAGAGCGCGAGCGCGTCGCAGATGTTGTCGTCCTTGAAGCCGGGCGGCACGTAGCCGAGGGCCACGCACTGCGCGATCACAGCAGCCTTGGTGTCTTTCGGAGAGCCCCACCGAGCCTTGCCGGTGAAGTGCTTCCGCACCGTCTGCATGTTTGCGGGAAGCACCTCGATGCCGTAACACTCAGCGACGCCCTGGAGGCCGCCGACGGCGCGCTGCGGGATGCAGATGCTCTCGATGCTCCGCCGGATCGGATCTGCCCGGTCCCCGGCGCCTTGGTTCTGGTAGGGCGGGATTGGCGACTCGAAGACGATCAGCTCCGGGCGGGTATCCGCGAGGAAGCAGAGGTCACGGATCTTCTTGCCCATGGCGCCGCCCACGACGTCGTAGTGCTCCGAAGGCTTCTTCAGCCTCCAGAGATCCGTGCGCGGCTTCGACCCCGGCTCACCGAAGGCGAAGCCCGTGCACGTCGCGATGTCGAGGGCGGCGATCAGCATGGCGACCTCAGTGGATCGCGTCGGGGCCGAGACCGCGGTGGACCGCGTTGCGACGCGGGGCCGGCGGCGGGAGCTCGTCCTGAAGCGGCTCGGCAGCCTTCTGCTGGGCGCGCGCCGGGGCTGCCGGCGGTAACTCGTCGCTGGCTGGCTTGGCCGCCTGCTCGCGGATGTGCGCCTCGGATTCGGCGTTGCCCTCGCGTAGCGCGCCGGTGATCTCGCCGGGCTTGGCCTCCGGCAGTTCGGCGACCGGGTCGGCAGCGGTCTCGGGTGTGGCGGCCCGGGCAGCGTCGAGCACGGCCTGGGCCTCAACCATGGCCTTCGGCTTCCGCCCCTTGCCGGACCATTTCGCACTCGCCTCCTCAAACCGGGCGAGCGCCTCGTCGAGCGGGATGCCGGGGGTCGGCACGTGCGCTGGCGGCTGGTCGGCTTTCGCCTCTACCGGCTTCGGCTGCGCATCCTTGCCGCCCTGCTGCTCACCGGTCCGGGTGTTGTCGAAGACGCTGCCCTGATCGTCCGACTGCTGGCCAGCCGTGGCTTCCGCCTCCTGCGCTAGAGAGACCAGGTCCTTGTCGACGTATCCGACGTCCTTCGACAGCAGACCGACTTGAGTGATGACGGCGGCGCGGTCACCAGCGGCCGAGATCTTGTCGAGGATCTTCATGATCTGCGTGGTCGCCTTCGCCACGCCGTGGACCTTGTGCAGCCGCTTGAGCTGCTCCTTGACGCCCGCCTCCTCGCGAGCGTCGGCCACGAGTTCCTTCTCGCGATCCTGGCGGCTGTACAGCTCGTTCAGCGCGTCGCGCCGATCCTCGCTCTTCGCCGGCATCATCAGGCAGGCATTCGCGATGCCGATCCTGATTTCTTCGTTGGCGGACGGGTTGGCCATGTGCGCTCTCCTCGGTCGTGCGCTTGGGGGGACGGCGGTCAGAAGGGTTCGTCGCTGGCCGCGCGCAGCTCACACCGGCGGGCGAGGCGTGCGGCCGGGAGCGCGATGCCGCGAGCGGGCAGGTTGAATAGCCAGGAGACGCCGCGAAGCGCGGACGCAGAGAGCAGCAGCAGCCATTTCACGATGGGCTCCTATGGGCCGCGGAGAGCGGCGAGTTCGGATTGGACGGCGGCCAGTTGCGCCTCGAGCGCGGACTGCCGGGAAAGGCGATGTGCCTCGGCGACCCACGACGGCGCCGCCTCGCGCATGATCTCGACGAGGAAGTCGGCCTCGTAGGCGACCATCAAATCGAGCAGAAACACGCCGCTCGGCATGGAGCACCGCTCCAGAAGCTTCTGCACGGTCTCGACGTTGTGCCCGGTCCGCTGGGCGACGTGCTTGGCGGTGTTCGTTGGGTGCTGGCGTCGTAGATAAGCGACCACACGTTCGGCGACTTCGGTCCGCTCCGTGGCGGACATCTGTCGGTTCGGTCGGGATTGTTGCGGCATCGACTTCCCTGATGGTGAGGAAGTCGAAGCCGAGGGGCGCTGGGAACGCACCGAAGCCGAAGCGATGGACCGGGCGGCGCTGGGAACGCCGAACGATCCGGATGAAGACGGAAGAGCAGACGAAGCCATCAGAGCGCAGCCGGGACAGCAGCGGAGGATAGCGAGGCAGGAACAGTGGAGACTGGAACGAGGGGGCGAGGCACATCGGAAGGCCAATCGACCCCGGCCGGCCAATTCTCGGAGAGCCAGCGGATCACACGGTCGTAGGTGCCGACAGTGAAGCCCTGGCCACCATCAACGACGCGATCGAAGAACGTGTTGTCGTTCAGCGCGCGCTTGCAGACGGTCTTCGGCGTGACGCCGGAATGCGCCTGGAAAAGCGCGGTGCACGTTCGGAGGTGCTGGCGAAGCGTCTGTTCCATGCTTCCGCATTATGCGGATGATCCCGCACTTTGCAAGCGGGAAGTTCCGTATCGCAATCCGCATTCGCAAAGCGGAATACTCCGCACATGACTCCACAGCAGGCAGATCATGCGCGTAACGTCCTCCGCGTTGAGATCGCGAAGGCAAAAACCAATCCGACAAAGCTCGCCTACGACATCGGCCGGAAGCGCGACTACGTTCGCGACTTCCTGAAGGGTCGGAAGGAGAGCCTCGGGGCCAGCGATTTCATCGAACTGGAGCGCGTCCTGGGGATCACCCGGGCACAGCTCCTCGGAGGATCGCCTGTGGACGAATTGACCCGTGTGCCGCTCGGACGTGAATTCGACGACGACGAGGTCTTCGACGACAGCGGCCAGATCATCTTAGCGACCCAGGCGAAGCAGAAGCTCGGACCAGGCGAGGTGCCTGAGCGTAATGTCATCGCCGGACTGGGCCAGGGTGGAATTGCCGATCCGGTGAATGTCGATGGGGAAGTGCTGGATGGCGTCCGTGCGATCTGGCGGCTGCCTGTGAGCTACCTGCGCACCGAATTGCGAGCCCGTGAATCCGAGGTCGATATCGTTGCCGTTGACGGCGACTCGATGATCCCGACCCTTCAGCCGGGCGACCGGGTGCTGATCAATCGATCTCAGCGTGCTCCCTCGCCCGATGGCCTTTACGCGATCTTCGATGGCGTTGGTGTAGCGATCAAGCGCCTTGAATTGCTGACCGGCAGCAAGCCGCTGAAAATTCGCATCATCTCCGACAATTCGCAGCACGGATCGCACGACATTCTGGCCGAGGATCTGAGCATAATCGGCCGAGTTATCATGCGGATGTCGCGGCTCTGATGAACATCTCGTTTGTTTTTCTGTTCATTCTAAACATTATTGAGCCAATCGCACTCGCTATCTTTGCTCAACGTCGAGGACACGTGGGCTTTTTCTGGTTTGTAGCCATCTTCGCTGCTGCGGCAGCTTATACCTTATTTGTAGATGGCACCGTAGCGGATGATCCAAATTCCCTGATCGATCCATCCTTTTACGAGAATATCGGACAGTATCGCGAGCTTGGTGGGTTTGCCCTCGGAGCGTTTGTTTTACCCCTGATTGTTTTGCTCATTTTGTTCACATGGCCAAAGAACCGAGATTTAAGCCCGCCGAAAAGCTGATCTCGCGTAAACATGCCCTCAAATGGTGCGCCAGCACCTCGGGAGATCCAAGAGGGACTAGTTCCTCTTGGTCGGGGTGCGGGGCGGAAGCCCTGCCTTGGCGACGCCCGACCCGATTGCCGTCGGACCTCGCGGCGGTTCTCAGGCCCCCAACGATAGCCGTTCTGCGTTCCAACCCTGTAGTTATAGGTTAGCTCTCTGCCGCGTGCGCGCGCGTAGTTACGTCTCGCGCGCGCAGGGGTAGACCAGGGCTTGGAACCGGCTACGCTGTTGTGGTATTTAATTACCGCCAGCCGAGGAGCATCCCAAATGCACACGTTCGGTTGAGGCCCCCGCGCGACTCGTTCGCCGGGGGCTTTTCGTTTCAACCTGTGGATATCGGGAACAAAACAAAAACACTTTCCGCAAGTGCCTCCGCAGATTTTTCCGCATTTCCGCTTGACGTGCGGAAACTCCCGCACCTATGATCAGCCATCGCCGCTTTCCCAGGGCGCGAGGGCTTCATGATCCACGATCACCGACCACTTCCGGTCGAAGACGCATGGCAGCGCAGACAGCGTAGCCGGCAGGAACAGCACGAGGCCGCGCTCCAGCAGGACATTCATCGGGCCGGCCATCTCACGGCTTCGGCGCGCGCTGCTCTGGCTAAAAAGCAGAACCGGCTGGAGCACAGCCGATGATCGCCGGCAGCATCGCCTTCGCGGCTATTGGCGCCGCCCTTCTCGCCGTCCTCACGAGCGACCGGCGATGAGCGAGATTAGGAGCCTCGATCGTGAGGCCCACTCCCCGAATTCGGATAGCCGCGATTGTGCGGCGCCTCCGTTCCACCATGACTTCGAAGACTGGTGGGGCATGCTCGACGGTAAGCCGTCCTGCATCCCCGCCAGTCGCGTGTCGCTCGGTTTCTACGCCCGGCGCGAGTCCAGCGGCCCGCACATCGGCGTCGCCATCTGGCTGGGCGAGAACGACCGTCCGTGCGTGAAGCTCGGGAGCCGGGCTGCCTTCTCGCTGTCGACCGACGAGATCGAGGCGCAGTTCTCGGTCGAGCACCTGGCCTGGATGATGGCCGTGCCGGAGGAAGCCTACCGCGCGTGGGCCGCCACTGGCGAATGGCCTGAAGGGACTGTGCTGGACCGGCCGCGGCCGAAGGTTGAGCGCGCCAAGACCGCAGTGTCTGAGGACGTGCAGCCCGCTGAGAAGCAGCCGGCCGTGTTCATTCGGCTCTACCAGACAATCGATCCGCCCAAGACCAGCATGGCCTTCATGGCGCGGGCCATCGCGCGCTCAAAGGGCGGCGGCGAGGGCTTCAGCGTCGGCTTTTACGCGGACACCGCGTTCGGGGCTCAGAAGCTCGCAGAGATCTGGATCGCCGAGGAGCGCGCCAAGGCCGAACGTGCCGAGGCAGCGCGGCAAGCCAGAGCGGCAATCCGGCGCCGGCCCGCCACCCATTCCGATCAGCCCGAGACCGAGGGAGCGTCCGCGTGAACGCGCTTGTGCCGCAGAACGAGACCCGTACGCCGATGATGTCGGGCGGCCGGATCGCGCCGATCATCCCGCAGAGCATGGAGGACGCCTACCGACTCGGCACCGCCATCGTGAAGGCCGGCATGGCGCCACGCGGGATGGAGACCGCTGAGAAGTGCATGGTCGCGATCCTGCGCGGCCTCGAGGTCGGCCTGTCGCCCATGCAGGCGGTCGACAAGATCGCGGTGGTGAACGGCCGGCCCACGATCTGGGGCGACGGCGCGATGGCGCTGGTGCGCGCCTCCGGGCTCTGCGAGTTCGTGAAAGAGCGCATCGACGGCGAAGGCGATGGCCGAGTCGCCATCTGCGAGAGCAAGCGCAAGGGGGAAGTCGAGGCCGTTCGCCGGACCTTCTCGGTCTCGGAAGCGAAGGAGGCTGGCCTCTGGAACAAGCAGGGGCCGTGGAAGCAATTCCCCGCGCGCATGCTCCAGATGCGGGCCCGGGCGTTCGCGCTCCGCGATCTCTACGCAGACGTCCTGGGCGGACTTTACCTGCGCGAGGAGATTGAGGACGAGGGTCGCCCGGCACGCGCAGAGACCCCGCCTCCGGCCGAGCCACGCCGCCAGGTGCAGCAGCAGCCGGCAGCCCAGGTCATTGAGCACCAGCCTGCTGATCCGTCGGAGGCTCAGCGCAAGCTGGAGGAGGCCGAGGCTGCCGGCGCGCCTGATGACATCGTGTCGACCCTCGCGGCCGTCGTCGACGGCGAGGCCGAAGACGTCGTCACGAAGGAATCGCTGCTCACCGAGCTCGACGACAAGCTCTCGTATCAGGGCACGGTTGACGCGATCGAGGAGGCCTACACCGACTTCGACGCGGAGGCCTTGCTTTCCGATTACGAGGGCGGCGTCGAGGCGGCCCGGAAGCTGAAGGACCAGCACCTCGACCGCGTGCGCCAGGGTGGTGCGGCAGAGCCGGCCGCCAGCGACTTCCCGGGCGAAGCTTCGATCAAGCAGACATCCGGTGGGAAGCCGCTCGACCTGCCGCCGCCACCCGATCCGTTCGTCATCCCGACCGAGTTCAAGGGCGGCGGCCACTATCAGATCTTCATCCGCGCCGCCGCCACCGCAGCGAATGCGCCGGAGGACGAGGACCGGCTCCGGAAGATCTGGGCCGAGACCAAGCCCCAGCGCGTCGAGCTCGCTCAGCAGGGACAGATCGACAACACGGTGGTGAAGCTGCTGCTGGATGATCTCGGCGTCGCCTTCGCGCGGTGTCAGGCCGCCGCGCCACTCGCCGACGATCTGCCTCCGCCTGCGCCGACGCGCGCCGTCACACCGTCACCGGCCGCAGAGCCGCCTGACACCGGCGCCGAGGATCCGATCGCCGCCTACACGGCACGCCAGGAGCGTGAGCTCGCAGCGTGCGCCACAAAGCAGGACGTCGCGAAGTGGTGGGCTTCGACGGGCGACGACCGCGATCAGACCGGCGCCAACGACGCGCAGCGGATGGCCTGGAAGAGCGCCATGCAGCGCCGCAAGGGCGATCTGCCCGAAGGGGAGGCCTGAGCGATGGCTGAGCGCCTCGACGATCAAGGCCGGCCTTGGTCCGGCGACTATCACCGACAGCGGATCCTGACCCAGCGCATCCAGCGGGTGATCGACGGCAAGGAGTTCGTCGACATCATGGCCGCGCTGGGCACCGTGACGGCGAACCTCATCGCGGATCTGTCGACCGACGAGGCTGAGGCGATGCGTGGGCTGGCAGCCCACCACGGCGACCTGCAGTCGGTGGTGAAGCAGCGCTTCGCCCGCAAGACGGCGCACTGAGATGTCCTGGTCCCCTCAGCAGGACGCGGCCATCCGCGACGTCCAGGCGTGGCTCAAGGATCCGAGCGCACCGCAAGTGTTCCGGCTCTTCGGCTTCGCCGGCACCGGCAAGACGACGCTGGCCCGAGAACTGGCCGGCGACGTGCGGGGCAAGGTGCTCTTCGGCGCCTTCACAGGGAAGGCCGCGCTGGTGCTGCGCCGAAAGGGCTGCGCCAACGCCTCGACCATCCACTCCATGATCTACAAGCTGGACGAGGAGGACGAGCAGCGCTGGCAGCCGAAGTTCATCCTCAACCCGCTCTCGACCGTGAAGGGCGCCAAGCTCGTCGTGATCGACGAGTGCTCGATGGTTGGCGAGGAGCTCGCCCGGGACCTGCTGTCGTTCGGCGTGAAGGTCCTGGTGCTGGGCGACCCGGCGCAGCTCCCGCCGGTGAAGGATGCCGGCTTCTTCACGAACCGCGCTCCCGACGTGATGCTGACGGAGGTGCACCGGCAGGCCGCTGAGAACCCGATCATCCGCATGTCGATGGACATCCGGCAGGGGAAGCGGCTTCAGCCGGGCCAGTACGGCGACAGCCGAGTCATCAGCTCGGATGCGCTCGGCCGCAAGGCGGTGCTCAACGCCGGCATCGTGCTGGCCGGCCGCAACGCCACACGCCGCGATCTGAACGCCAAGATCCGCGCGCTGCACGGCTACGACAGCGCCCACCCGCTGCCGGGCGAGCGCCTCGTCTGCCTCCGGAACAACAAGGACAAGAAGCTGCTGAATGGAGGCCTCTGGGGCGTCCACTCCGTCCAGAAGATCAAGGAGGTCGGCGTCGAGCTGCTGGTCACATCCGACGACACGCCGGAGACCACCCCGACCGAGATCTATGTTCGCCATGAGTATTTCGCTGGTGCCGAGGAAGGCCTTTCCTGGGAGCAGCGCAAGTTCACGGATGAGTTCACTTACGGCTACTGCCTGACGGTTCATAAGAGCCAGGGCTCGCAGTGGGACGACGTGATCGTCTTCGACGAGAGCTCGACGTTCCGCGAGGACGCGAAACGCTGGCTCTACACGGGCATCACGCGCGCCGCTGAGCGCGTGACGGTTGTCGCATGACCCGCCGCGCCGCTCCCGCGATCATGATGCGGGTCGAGGCCCGCGGGTGCGTCCCGGCCTCCGGGAACGACGCCGAGGAATTCGCTCGGCTGAAGGTCGGCAGCTTCGTCGAGGTGCGACCGTACCGGGGCGAGCCGAGCAAGGCCCTCGCCGCTTGGTGGCTGCTGTGCAGTCGTACGGCAGATGCGATCGATGAGGCGCACACCAGCCGCTCAATCTCCAACCGGATCCTGCTCGACCTGAACATGGTGGAGACGGTTGCGCTGATCGGTGGCGAGCACCGCATCCCCATGAGCCTGACCGACTTCGATGACGAGCAGCTCTGGCGGCTGGTCGAGGCCGGCAAGCTCCACGTCGCGCAGGTGCTGATCCCCGGCGTCGACATCGATGCGCTCATGAAGAGCCGGAGGGCGCCATGAGCTGCACATGCCTCGTCGGCGCCCTGAGCCTGATCCTGGCCAACGGCCTGATCATTCACGGTCTCCTCGGCATTGCCGATCTCGGCTCCGTCGAGTGCGCCTGTAGTCGCTGCATCATCACGCGGTCGGTCGAGGTGAGCGGCGGCGTCTTCATGCTCACCGGCATCCTGGCAGTGATGGGAGGCTTTCTCTGATGGCCGCCCGTACGGAATTCGCCAAGGCGGTGAAGCGTGCTGCGCTCGACCGGTCGCGGTACGTCTGCGAGGCGGTCAACGACGCCGGCATTCGCTGCACGGTCGAGATCGGCCGCGGTAAGCCGGTCGAGTTCGACCACGTGCTGCCCGACTGGATGGGCGGTGAGGCGACGATCAAGAACTGCGCCGCGCTCTGCAAGGTCTGCCACAAGATCAAGACTGCGCTTGATGCCGCCGATCGCTCGCAGGCCAAGCGCAGATCCGACCGGCACAACGGCATCACCGGCCCGCACCGACGCCTCGTGAGCCGGGGGTTCTCTCCGCCTGTCGAGAAGCCTTCGCCATGCAGCACCCCATCGAAGCTCGCCGGCTTGCCCCGCAACACCTTCACGGAGCGCTCGCGATGAGCAGGATCACCTTCCTCATCCTCTGCACGGCTGACCTGTTCCGCGCCTCCGCCCCGGCGAGCGGCGAGGGAGCGGCGAGATGACGGTCCGCGCCTACTACAACGAGGTCGATGCCTATGCCGCTTCGATGGCTGGCTGCTCGTCGGCCGAGGCGGTGGCGGCGGCACCGATGCCCGCACCGGTCGAGCTGGGCGACGCATGAAGATCTGGGCGTGGCCGCGCGATGTCGCCCAGGCCGCGCTCATCCCCATCACCGAAGTCGCGGAGTAGCCCCATGGCCGAGTCCAGCACCATCACGCGCGAGATGATCGAGGCGGCCGCTGCGGCGATCGCCAATGCCCGGGGCGGCCGACGCGGAGCCCCCGAGATCCGCAACGTCCTCGAGATCCTGCCGCAGAAGCTGAAGGACGAGGTCCTTGAGGACGCCGAGGCCGCGCTGACCGCCGCCCTCGCGACGGGAGGCGCCCGATGAGTGCGCCTTTCACAGCCGCCGATCTCGCCGATTGCGCCGAGCGCGAGCTTGCGCAACGCCGCCGGGCCTATCCTCGGTGGGTCGAGGCCAAGCGTATGACCCAGGCGCTGGCCGACCGCCAGACTGCGCTCATGCAGGCGATCGCGCGCAAGCTCCGCGCGGAGGCCGATGCCGAGGGTGCGAAGGATGACCTATTCGGCCGGAGCAACGGCGTGCCGGCAGTGCGGTCGCAAGCTCCTGCGCAGAAGAAACGCTGCGAGCATCCACAAGCTCAGGCTGAATGCGAGCAGCCCGATCAACAAGCCGAGCTGCGTACCATCGGGGGTGTCGTGCCTGGAGAGGACCAGCAGGACTTCTCGGACAAACGTCATGCCGGAAAAAGCTGATCCGAGACCAGCAACAAAAGCCAGCAACTTAGACAAGGCGCCACGCAGCGCCAGCCGAATAGAGGCCGCCATCGGGCTCAACTCATACATTCAACTCAATTTTCAACCCACAGGTGCGCCAATGGTTGCCTACAGTTTTAAGATGCGCCCCGTGCCTCACGCCATGCAGGAGGCGCGGCTGTGACCGAGAGCCGGGCTCAAACGACGAACTTCAAACCAACTTTCCGACCGTCACGCCAGATCACCTTGCAGAGCTGGTCGAGAGCGAGGCCCGAGGAGATCAAGCGCAGCGTCTCCGGGGCCTCTGCGTCTAGATCGACCTCGATCATGGCGCCGCTTTTGCTGATATCCCAAACGAGGCAGTCGCAGCGCTCTTGCTGCTCGCCAAAGAAGATCTCCCCCGTCTTGAGGGCGTGGCTGCGGGGCACGTCTCTGAGTTCGTCGGGCATGTGGCGACTCCGGGATACTGAAAATCAAAATAGCCGCGGAGGCATTAAATCCTTATTAGTTTCCGGGACTGCTTTCGCCCCGGCCCACGCGCTCGACATCGCGGGGGCGGCATGAGTGCTCTAACCGAAGCTCTGGCAGATGCGCGCGCCGAGGTCGCCCGGCTGGAGCGGATCGCCGCCACCGCCACGTGCCGCGAGGTCGGCTGCGATATGCGGCACACCGGCGGCCGGAACTGCGGCTGCGAAGGCGGCTGTTGCAGCGTGCCGGTCTACGTCTGCGCCCGCTGCGGCGATTGCGATTACGGCGACAACGCCGAGGCGGTCGAGAAGCGTGCGCTCTGCGCTGCTGGCGCCCTGGATCAGGAGGGCTGGCTATGACGTCGCCCGCCACCGACCCCGGCCGCACAGCCTACGAAGCCCGCTTCGCCGACCATGGCCCGCGCGACTTCGACCCGTGGGACAGCCTGACGCCAGAGGTGAAGGCGATCTGGGCGCGGGTTGAGGCGGCGTGTCGGCCGCAATCGTCAGCCTCGGTCGCAGTCACCGATGACGATCAGGCGCTCCGGAAAGCCCTGACATTCGCCTGCAACGACCCCGGCCACTTCGTCGGGTTCAAGGGTGAGCGCAGCCTCGGCGAGTGGCAGGCGGACGCCATCATGCGGGGACCGCTTGCCGACTTCATCGCGGCCGAGGCTCGCACCGGCTCCGACTACGCCGACGCCATGGACGCGCGCATGGCCGACGCGATGCACATGGGCACTCTGCTCGTCGCCTTGACGGTGCTGGCCGAGTGCAGGATCAGCAGCGGGCTGCACTACGTCCGGAAGTGGTTTGCCGACGGCGCGACGGGGCCGATCCCGTGGCCGGACGGGACGATGTTCGCCGCCTGGGCCGCCGAGCACGACATCTACGACTGCAACGGCGCGATGGGCTTCCGGCGGGGCGACCGCGGGAGGGCCGCATGACGCTGCTCGACCGCATCGGCCTAACGCTCTGGCTTTTCATCGCCGGTATGTCGCTGCTGACCGATCATCCGACGCACGCCGGGTTCTGCCTGCTTGGCGCAGCCTTCATGGCATTCCCGGACGAGATCGGGCGAGCGCTGTTCGGCAAAGGGAGGCGCGAATGAGCGCAGAACGGGACCAGCAGCTCGCCGAGGCGCTCAACTACCTGCGCATGCCGGAGGTCACCAACGGCAAGTATGCGGTCGTGCCGGTGAAGGGCGACCGCGCAGCCGTCGCCGTCATTGAGGCGACGATCGCCGAGATGCGGGCTGAAATCGCCGAGGCTGAGCAAGCCGCTGAAGCGATGCGCGAGGCATGCGCCAAGTTCGTCGAGCGCGACCGACGGTCCGATCTCGCCAAGCGGCAGGGCTACTTTCCGAAGTGGCAAGGCTACGCGCGTGAGCTGGCCGCAGGCATCCGTGCGCTGCCTGTTCACGCCGGGCTGAAGGAGAAGGGAGGGGGCAGTGCCGCGTAGCGTTCCCCGCGCGCCCGAGATCCGATTCCGCGTGGATCCGATCTATTGCCCGGCCGACAAGGTCGCGCGCCGGCTGTGCCTGACGCTCGACCAGTTCACCGCGTGCCAGCGGCGGCTATTCGCCCGCGGCTTCCCGACACCCGACGAGACCACCGGCATGTACGACCTTGAAGCGGTCGACCGGTGGCGGAAGCGCCAGCGCCCGGATCTCTTCCCCGAGTTGACGGCCGGCGCCGCGCCTGTCGAAGTTGAGCGTCCACGCACAGATTGGGGCGCCGCCTTTGTCGAGGCCGAGAAGCGCAGTCGGAATGGTTGA